ATGCAAGAATTGATTCTTTTGCTCAATGTCGTAATACTTCCGCTTTTTATAAAAGCTTGTAAAGACTACAAAGAACCTGTTGTTATTCAGAATGGAACATTCCGGCCCAAAGGATTTGAAGAAAAATCAGGTAAAGTGCTGGACGAAAATGACAAGACGCAGTTTGCTGATGTCGCACAGCCGATCCACATCGTGCTTGCCGGTGATCAGACCTATTATTTGCCGAGCTATCTGGACGGGACAATCAGTAAGCTGACGTATTAAAATAAGACTCGACATTCCATTAACTACATTCCGAACATCACAGTGAAAGACAGTCTTGATTCCCCTCCGGTTCTAAGCAACATGCAGTGGGCTATTTTAGTCCAGTTGCCAGAGTCGGCAAAACACTATTTTACAGAAATATGACATCTAATTTGGCTGGACTATTGGATATCCGGGATAACCTGGTTTAAATATAAAAGAAGTTTTTCTTATATCTAAATAACTCAAAAATGAAAAAACTATCTACCTCCATTTTTCTGATGCTTTTGTGGTTCCAAGTGAGCGCGCAATGCCCCCTGCCTGGGAGTATTGATCTTAACTCTCAGGCTGATATCAACAACTTTCAAACCTTATATGGGTCATGCCCCAACCTGATTATCGATGGAAATCTGCGGATTAATGCGAGTGACGTTACCAGTCTGCTGCCGCTTGTCAATCTGAAAGGAGTGACCGGTAATCTGGAAATAACCAACAGCGCGGAGCTCCTTTCGCTTGCCGGGCTTGGGAATCTGGAGTATACAGGTAACGGGTTATATATTTCTGGCAACGCCAAGCTGTTCAACCTCAATGGCCTGGCAAAACTCGAACAGATTGGACAAGATCTCAATATCGACAATAATGCTTTACTAAGTGACATCAGCGGTTTGAGCGCGCTTGCCGTTGTTGTTCGGTCTATGTATATACAGAACAATCCAGAACTGGTGATTCCGGGTACGTTCGCCGAATTAACCGATGTAGGCGATGCGATGTATATCCAGGACAATACGAAAATGACAAACCTGCCTAATTTTCCCAAAATGGTAAATTTTAGTGGTAACATACGAATTTTATCTAATCCTGTACTGACTAGTTTAACAGGACTCTCGGCGCTGGAAAACTTGGATGGTGGCCTCGAAATCACCAATAATTCTTCACTGGTCAACCTCAATGACCTCGCAAAAATCGAGCAGATTGGAGGATATCTCCAAATTATCAATAATGATTCACTGGTCGATATCAGCGGGTTGAGCGCACTTACCTCCGTTGGCAAGTTAATGTACATAGGGGGCAATGATAAACTGGTGACTCCGGGCACGTTCGCTGAATTAACCGGCGTAGGGGTTATGCTGTTTATTGAAGGTAACGCCAAAATGACGAGCCTGCCCAATTTCCCGAAACTCAAACAGATAGGAGAAGATCTCTATATTGTAGGTAATGCTTTACTTGTCAACCTCAATGGCCTCCCGAAACTCGAACAGATTGGAGGAGATCTCAATATTTACACTAATGCTTCACTGGTTGACATCAGCGGGTTGAGCGCACTTACGTCTGTTGTCAAATCTATGTATATACGGCATAATTCTGGGCTGGTGACTTCGGGTACGTTAGCCGAATTAACCGACGTAGGCAGTACGATGTACATCCAAGACAACGCCAAAATGAAAAGCCTGCCAAATTTCCCTAAAATGGTCAATTTTAGTGGTACTATACAAATCTTCAATAACTCTGTGCTGACCAGTTTGGCTGGACTCTCGGCGCTTGAAACCATAGGACTTGGTATCAGAATCAGTAATAACCCTTTACTCACCAGTCTGAACGGACTTGAAGGGCTCAAGCAGGTAAATCAATACTTTCAGATCAGCGGAAATAACACGCTTAGTAATATAAGCGCTATCCAGGGCGTTGCCATATCGGAAAACCTGGAAATTTCAAGCAACCCGCTTCTAAGCACCTGCGCAATCGTTTCTGTTTGTTCCTTACTCAGCACATCGCCGGATCAGATATCCATCGCAGCCAACGCAGCAGGATGCAATACATTTGAAGAAGTTCAGGAAGCTTGTGAAGCAGTTCTTCCGGTTACCCTGGTCAATTTCTCAGGGAAAATGAACGCCGAAGGTTTTGCTTATTTGGAATGGAGTACCTCTTCCGAGACCAACAGCGATCATTTCGTGATTGAACACAGGAGTCCTGAAAACGAAAAATGGTCGGCCTTAGGAAAAGTACCTGCCAAAAGGGAAAGTAGTTCACTGGCCACCTACGACTTCAATCACAACCGGCCGATGAGCGGTGAAAATCTGTACCGGTTAAAAATGGTCGATGCCGACCAGACTTACGCTCACAGTCGCATCATCAGTATTCGAAGCAAGGATTTTTCAGATCTGTATGCCTATCCCAATCCCGTTACCAATAAACTGCATTTCAGTGACTCAGGTGTAACTCAAATATCTTTATTTGACGCAGGTGGTACGCTCAGGCTCAAAAAGGATCTGACCGATCAAAAGGAGGTGGATTTGAAAAATCTGCTGCCGGGAAGATATCTGCTGAAAGCCCAAACAACGGACGGACGGCTGTATACACAGAGCGTTTTAAAGGACTGATGAGGCGACTTGGTGGAATCTAATCGCGTCGCAAGCGCCTGACCATTTGCCCCCCTTTTACAAATTGGGGCAAGCCTGTTGTATATAGTTCAAAAACTCAACAAACCGATTCACAATTTAGAGTATAAACTCAATTGAAAAATTTCATGAAAACATATATACAAACATTTGTGCCTCCTTTTTATGGCGGCTTTAAAGCAAAAGTACTAAACAAATACCGCGCAATTCGCAGTTTTGTCAGTTGTTTTTCAATGTCTGAAAATGCATTTTACACCTTTTTCTTACAAAGATTATGGCGGTCTTTATTATGTTTGACCTTGTTTCTTTCGGCTGCTGGAGACAGTATTTACGCACAAAGCTATTGCGCCTCCACTGGAGGTTATGGAGGTAATGGTCAGGATATTTCAAATGTACAGATCGGCACGTTAAACAATACCTCCAATTGTAATTCAACAGGTGGCACAGGATCTATACAAAATAGCTATTCGGACTACACCAATCTTGCTGCTCCGGATCTTCCGCAACTAAACCCTCTTTCCTTTTCGGTTGGTATCGCTAGTTGCAACAATTACACAAATATCATGATTTCAATTTGGATCGATTATAACCATAATGGAAGTTTTGATGCGCCCGATGAACGCGTCTATCAGTCAGGCGCAAACGCCGATGCATTTTATAATGTAACAGGTTCCATCATTATTCCGGAGAGTGCCTTGTTAGGCCCAACTCGTATGAGAGTAATTGCTTCGGCAAATACAAATGTAAATCCTTGCGGAAGTTATCGTGACGGTGAGACGGAAGATTATACAGTGAATATTACAGAACCAGTGTATTGCAGCGGCACACCAGCACCGGGAAGCACGTTAGCAAGTCAAACCACTGTTTGCTTCAATGAAACCGTTGACTTCTCGTTTTCTTCGTCATCCGCAATGAACAATATAAATGCTACCGGATTCACTTACCAATGGTTTAATAATGCAGGCCCTGTTTCGGGTGCGACCAACCCTACCTATACAGCAACTATTACCAAATCCGATGATTTTTATTGTGAAGTTACCTGTAGCCAGAGTGGCCAAACAGGTCAATCCACTCCGGTTGCTATTAATTTGACACCATACACCGAATGTTATTGTGCTTCTGCTGCAGGCAGCACCACGGGTTTGGATATTTTCAATGTAACAGCAGGAACATTAGATAATTCAACGAACGTTTCTCAAACCGGTGGGCCCGGATCGCTATTGAATCGTTATTCCGATTTTACCACCTTAGTGGCTGCGCCGGTTTTTAACCAACTAGCTACGATTCCATTTTCGATACAAGTCGCTGAAAACGGCGGTTACGCCCGAACTTCGATCTGGATTGACTACAACCACAATGGCATTTTTGAGAGCCCGGATGAACGGGTGTATCAAACAGCAGAATCAAATTTTGGAAACTATGTGCTTAACGGCTCTTTCACGATTCCGATCACCGCTTTAACGGGTAATACCCGGATGAGAATTATTACCAATGCCGGTCAAACGCCGGTAAGCTCTGCTTGTGGAAATTTTGGTGAGGGAGAAACCGAAGATTATTCCGTCAATATCGCGGCACCTGTTGCTTGTAGCGGCAGCCCTGCGCAAACGAACACAATTGCCACGCAACACCTCGTTTGTCCGGAAGCTAAATACACATTTTCTCTGAGCCCATCCATTAGTACTGGCGGTAATACGTATCAATGGTATAACAATGCCGGAATAATTGCCGGTGCCACAAATGAAACTTACACAGCAACCATTACAAGTCCGGATGATTTTTATTGTGATGTAACCTGTCCAACGGGAGAAAAAACAACAAGATCAATTCCTGTTTCTGTCCTGACATGTTATTGCACTTCTACTGCTGACGTTAATGGGGGGCTGGATATTTATAATGTAACAGCAGGAACACTAAATCATTCAACTACCCCTTTTGAAACCGGAGGGCCGGGATCGATATTAAGAAGTTATTCTGACTTTACAACCTTGGTGGATGCACCGGTGTTTAATAAATTAGCCACGATTCCATTTTCAGTAACGGTCGGCGGAGGTGCCACTTATATCCATACCGCCATCTGGATTGACTACAACCGTAATGGCGTTTTTGAGAGTCCAGCTGAATATATATTTCAAGAAACAGGTTTTGCCGGGTATACTGCAACTGGTTCCTTCACAATCCCCCAAACCGCATTAACAGGTGTGACCCGTATGAGAATAGTTACCAATGAAGGTAATCTGGCAATAAATTCCGCTTGTCAAAATTATGGTCCGGGAGAAACAGAAGATTATCTGGTGAATATTGCACCATCACCGCCTTGCAGTGACTTTCCGCCACAAACTAACGCAATAGCTACTCAAAACCCGGTTTGTCCGCAGGTGAGCTTTACTTTTTCACTCAGTCCTTCTATCATTACTTCAGGCAATACCTATCAATGGTATAATGATGCGGGCCTGATTGCTGGCGCTACTAATGAAACTTATACCGCGATCATTTCAGGTGCGGATAATTTTTATTGTGATGTAACCTGTCCCAACGGTGAAAACACAACCAGATCAATACCAGTTGCTGTGAAAGAGCCCTACCTTTACTGTCCTTGCAGCTCTGTTTCCAATGATCCGGAAGCTGAGGACATATTTAATGTAACGATTGGCGAATTAAATAACTCCTCTAATTGTGGTTCAACCGGTGGTGCGGGGTCGATACTAAACAGGTATTCGGATTACACTTCCTTGGTGGCTGCTCCGAATTTTGCGAAATCAAATACTATTCCAGTCTCTATTCAGATAGGCATTTGTAATTCTTATGAACCCAGCGCAACATCTGTTTGGATCGATTACAACCACAATGGAAGTTTTGACTCGCCTGACGAAAGAGTATATTACGCAGGAGGTAACTATTCCCCAAACTATACTTTAACGGGTTCAATCACAATTCCGGAAACTGCTTTGTTAGGTCTGACTCGCATGAGAGTTATATGCGGCAATGGAGGGATAGATGCTTCTGCATGCGGTGGTTATGGCGGTGGTGAAACGGAAGATTATTTTGTTAATATTCTTGCTCCGACTTGTGGTGACACGCCTACTGCTGGCAATACAGAAGTAAGTCAAAACAATGTGTGTGCCAATACAAGCATTACTTTGTCACTGACATCTCCACCAACAATTACCAACGGAATCACCTATCAGTGGTTCAATAGTGGCGGTGCAATTACAGGTGCAACAGATGCCACCTATACGACAACAATTACAACCACAGGTAGTTTTTATTGCGAAGTGACCTGTACCAGCAGTTCATTAAAAACTTCATCGACACCTTTAACGGTAAATGTAACCCCAGTCTCCCTGCCAACATCAGCTACAACCCATACACAAAACGTAGCTACAACGCCTCTGGTAGCCAATGATTGCCAATATATCGCCAAGGTATTACCAACAATTGGCTTTACGGAGGCTACTGTTAAAAGCTGGATTGAGACAATCCCACCGTTTAAATATGTACCAAGACATTATGAAATTACACCAGCTACCAGCCCGAATACGGCAACTGGTACGGTAACCTTGTATTTCTCACAAGCCGATTTTAATGCCTATAATGGAACCATCACGAGCGGCTTGTTACCAACCGGCCCAACTGATTTATCAAAAATCACCAATTTCGAAATCCTTAAATACGCAGGAACCAGTCCGACAGGCCTGAGCTATTCTGGTTCACCAACATATATCCCTGGCGAAGGAAATTCCTGGAATACAGGATCTTATACTTTTGTTTGGAATGCAACAAATTCCATTTGGGAAGTCACATTCCCTGTTTCGGGTTTTAGTGGCTTTTTGGCTAAATCAATTTCACAAGCTTTACCAGTTACTTTAATTTCTTTCACAGGAAAAGTCATAGAGAAAGAGAATGAACTTCATTGGAAAACCAGCTCAGAAACCAATTTCAGCCATTTCGAAATCCAAAGAAGTGTGAATGCAAAAACATTTGAGAAAATAGGCACCCAGGCACCGAATGCGTCAGGCAATTATACATTCCTTGACTCGAACTCCCCCAATGGGAACGCATTTTATCGCCTCAAAATGATAGATCGGGCCGCGGGCGGTATGGATGGTACTTACAGTTTCTCAAGAATAATTGCAATAGAAAACAATGCAGAAAAAGCTATTATTGGCAATTTCTATCCCAACCCAAGTACTGGCAAAGCATACATTGAAATTAAGGCAATAGAAAAAGGAACCTGGAACATAACTACTTATGATTTAAGAGGAAGAGTAATCTCATCTAAAAGTAAACTTTTACAAATAGGATTGAATAAAATTCCGATAGAGATGCTGAATCGTGGTTTAAATCTTGTGAAGTTTGAGAATGGAATTATTTCTGAAACCAGGAAAGTAATAAAAGAGTAGCGTTTTTAAATATTATTTCGAATCCAAAAAAAATAGAAATTACGTTTTTCGTAATTTCTATTTTTAACAATCTAATTGATTCCAAGAAATTGAAATATCATCTGCTGTATGGAGAATTCGGATACACGGACCAGAGGATTCCACAGCAGAATGACCACTTTGAGAAATCGTTTAACCCTAGTGTATTTCTTTATTATTCAATCCTTTGTAATTAATTGCAATGTCCGATATTATATGACCTCGATTTCCGTATTCAGGTAGTCACAGGCACCGAAGTCTCTAGATTGTGCCCCCCACGATTATTGATAACTTTTTTATCATCCGGGAAGCGGCAGAACCACAGATAATTACAACCAGATGTCTCTGCTGAGAGGCCCATGTGTTCCAAAAAATTCAAATGCTGGCAAAAAGCCTGAGCGGGGTGTATCAATCCAAGGAAATTCATCGAAGAATACTATGCATTTTTTGGTCATTTTCAAAAACAAAAAACCCTGTAAATGTTTGATTTACAGGGTTTTGATGCTTTTTGTTACTGTATTTTGCAGAGAGAGAGGTATTGAAACCCTTGTCGCAACTAATTGGTAGTGAGCTTATTTTGCATTCGCAAAACTATGGCGTAACCTATCCCGTAACCGCTATGCAGTTTCTCCCATTTCTGGAATTAACCGCATAACATTACGAGATGCTCTTAATTTGATTACACCGTTATGCTTTCCCAGCAAATCCATTAACTTTTCAATTTGTCGATCCTTGACATCTAATTGATTTAATAGGCGTTTGAATTGCTCCTCCAATGAGGTTAAATGTTCCAGCAAATAATTAGAATCATTTCCACCTTCACCAGTATTTGTGTTATTCCAACGATTTAAAAAATCCTCCTTTGTTACACCTAATGCAGCAGACCATCTTTCGATTTCATTATCAGAAAAAACCATCTTTGCATAGCTCTGGTAAACAGCTTGTCTACTAACCGACATTTTTTCGCCAACCTCTTTGGCTTTCAAGCCTTTTTCATCGATAATTTGCTTGACAATCATTCCTGCGGGAATTTTCATAACACTTATCTATTTATATTTACAAATAAAATAATTCTCTTTACGTTTCAATTGCAAATATTGACATTTGAAACGTAATTGTCAAGCCATTCACACAAAATGTAAACCACTTAACATAAAAAATCCCGTAAACTCTTAGGATTACGGGACTCAGGAAGGTCTGATCGAAAGTTTTTAAAAATCAGTTTCTTTTTTGCCCGTTCCTGCCATTATTTTTTTTAGCTTCTCAATTTGTTTCAAAACAGTCTCATCAGTCCCCTCCTTTATTTTGTTCCATTGCCAGTTTGAAGGCATCATTTCAGAAATTATGCTTTTAGCTCCTGATTTTTTATTTTCCAATGGCCCACAGGATACTACCTTAGGAAGCCCATCTGAATCATGAACGAAATCAGTGAATGTGTATTTGTATTTATCGTCTTTTACAATTATAGTGATAGTGTAACTAACTGATCCAACCTCAAATTTATTATTAAGGGGTGGATTATTAACCTTCACTGGATTATTAACCTTTCCTAATAGCTTTCCAGTCTCTTTATCTTCAAGTTCCAATGCAATCTTAGTAATGCCGGTGCCAGTCACATACCAAGTTTTTGCTCTATTGTACAAGTCATCCTTTTTAATGCCTGGCGCATCTACCACCTCGGTGTAAGTAATTTTTTGAGTCTCTTGATCAATCGGAAATTTTTGTGCGTGTGAAATTGATGATGTTATCAAAATAACGGAGAGTAGTAAAAATTTAATTTTCATTTAATGAATTGATTAATAAATAGTTAAGATATATGTGAAAAATAATAAATATAATATCTTGACATTGTAAATATATTATATTTACATTTGAATCGTAATAACAATTCAAGCGCAATAATAGCGAAATACTTTAATAACCCACGAGAATGAATATCTCCGTAGACAAAAAAAGGACGCCACTTGGCGAGGTGCTATTTAAGCTGCCAGACTGGCGGCGAACCCATATTAAGGGTAAACTTTTAGAAAAGGGGCTGACTGAGGGGAAATGGAGAGGAATTTACGAACGTGTCGAAGCACACATGCTTCCAGATTTCGTCCGCGAGGTTATTTTGGAAGAGCTTCCAGAAGCCGAAAAATTATTTAAAGTGCCAAACATATTTTTCGACGAAAAATAATTCCAGACTTTTTCAGTAAACCCCAAATAAACCATCATGAAAGACATATATGCTTTAATCGGTGTCACCATGCTTGTACTTCTAGGCGGATCAATCGCTGAATATGTAGCAAACCATAAAGGTTTTTTTACCGCGGTGGGTATCACCATTTTCGCTGTTATTTTCATTTATAGCGTGATCAAAAGCGCAAAAACAAGTAAGTAATGGAGCTTTATTTGTCAATCACCCTTTTTGCTGCTGCTTTTTTCGCCTTGGGATACGTGTATGGCCAATACCGGGAAATGGTTCGTCTGAGCAAATTGGAAAAGGAAGGAGGAGACGAGCTATGACGAACCGCGAAAAGTTTCTGGCTGGTGCAATATTCAAAGTTGGCACATCAAATGAGGAATTCCGGTTACAGCCCAAAAACGGCGAATTTTCAAACGATATCATCCAGGTTAATGTCTCATCTATCTGTTATGATTTTAAGGATTTTTGCGAGGTATCCCACCATTCTGAAAAGGGTTTCATTTACGTGATATCAGCATTCGGAAAACCTCATATTGAAGCACTGTTATTTGAAAATATGATTTTTCACCAAGAAAATGAAATGTCATGAAAGAGCACCTTTTTAACTGGATGGAACTGGATCAGGTTTGTCCACAGCCAACGGCTTGGCATTACCAATGGGTAGAAATAAATCTAAGGCTTCACGCCTACGTCAGATACCGAAATGAAGGCACGCTCGATGGTATGATCAAGCCATTTGTCGAAACTCTGGCCTATGTGTCGGAGATCGGAAGCGGATCGGGATGGGAATGGCGTGCTTTCAAGCACGTTGATGAGCAGGTCAGAGAATTGGACATTCCCTACCCACAACAATATTATCAGATTACTCTTCAAACCGAAGAGAAGATCCTGAAAGAGCTTAACGAAAGTTAAGATTTAGAGGAGGGTTTACATGCGATTATTCCGGTCGGTTTCGACCGGAAATAATTTCCCCCAAATCTATAAAAACGAGGGCATGGCGCAACGGTAGCGCGTTTGGTTCCACACCATTCTGTCTGGGTTCGAATCCCAGTGTCTTCACGCGGTAGGGCAGACGCCTTTTAGGCTGAACTACAAACCTCTGATCCGTGACAAGGTGACTCTTGTCACGGGGTAAGGGGAAATTTTGCAAAACGTATATTATTCAACGTGTATTTTTGATGCTTAACCGAATTGATATGAGTGATGTTATGCGCAGAGCCACAGCGGCTTTCAATGCGCACGACAATGCATGCCCAATGGCTGAACACATTCGCAAAAACAAAGATTTGACAGAAACATTGGTAACTCGGCGCGTAGGGCTAATTCCCGAAGCGATCACAACCACGTTTCACACCATTTTGTCCGAGTACGTGTCCGATTACAACAACCAGATTAAGATAGCTCCTGACGGAACCTATCACCTGGGACATTTACCCGCCCTTCGCACCAACTGCGTAAGACTAGGTTTTAAGTGCCGTATCAGCGACCGTTCTGTACGTAACCATATAGATCGTTTGATCGATTTGAAGTTCCTGACAAAGGAATTTCACGGCAGTAAAAAGGCATTTGAGCTGTGGATAAACCCAGAAATTTTGTTTGGCGAGACTGAAATTTCCGATTCAAAAAAAGCTCAAAACGCCCCAAAAAACGCCCTTTTTGGCGAAAATCAGAAAAATTTTCCGCATATCTGTACCTATGTAAAGCCTTTAGAAAAGGAAAAAGGGAGTGCGGACATGTTGAAAAATCAACATGGGTTTAATTTATACGGAGAGAACAATTACGGAGAGGCGGGTGAAGCAGACAGCTCTGTCCAGCCCGTAGACGATGCCGATACAGAGCGTAGAGAAGAGATTGGGGGCGGCGGCGAAATTTTGAGCCGTGAGCAGATCGCAGCCAGAAACGATCAGGAGCGCCGCGCAAAGGCTACAAAAATGCTGGATGCTCGAAAACCACAAATGCCGAAGGGATTAAAACAGAAGCACATAGAATACCTTTTGGAATTTTGGATTCATGCTTTGCGCGTTTTATACACAGGCCGCGAATTCTCGGTCGAGCAGAAAACAAAAGCAATTGCCGCAATCTGCGCAGGTGTTTATAACAACTTTGAGGACGAAAGAAACGATCAGCAATGGGTTGATTTTCAGGTACACCAACTTTCAAAACTGGATAAAGCAGGCAGATATTACGATAATAATCCCGGTGCCTACAAATGTGACCCTTATGCGGTCTTTGTTCCAGGCAAAGGTTACTTTGACAACGCAAATACGAACGGTTTCATAGGAATTGAGGGCTGGATTAAGAAAGATTCTGAAAGATTAGCAATAAACCGCAGTGCCCACACAACCAAGCGCGAACTTGCCAAACAAACCCGATGCGAGCGCCTTTTGCGCATGGCCAGACGCGATTTCGAAAACCTTCGCGCCGGAACCAAGCTAAGAATCGAGGTTCAATACATGAACCAACTCGCTCTTTTCAAGTTCTATAACACCGTTTTTGCCGGAATGGGACAGGATTGGCAGGAGAAATTCTGCAACCAGTATCTCTACCAGCAAAGCATTGACTTCGCAAAGCCACAATTTGCCAAACCACGCCGCCAGCAGGAGCTTGCCAGAAGAAAACAAGCCAGCCACGTAAGTACCGCTGTCGTTCAACTGATTGATGAATTAAAAGACTGGAATTATGACGGATACGGGTATGACGTCGACTAGCTAGAATAATCATTTTTTTAATATAGTAAACTCTAAAACGTATGAGAACCAATCAAAAGCAAGACCAGCCGCAAGCTAAAAAGAGAATGTCGCCCGAAAATCAAGAGCTTCAAAAAAAGAAGGCCAGCTGTTACATGGTCATCAAATTTAAGGACGGACGCACTTGGAGCAGATGGAGCAACGAACACAAACAGCCGTGGATACTGAATATCGGTGACGGAATCAATGAAATGTTCAGGGTATTTGATAAGTATTTCCTGCACAATGCTGAGTCTGCGGCCATCTTCGATACCAGAGTGTACAAGGACGTTGGCAAACACAATAAAATTTATCAATACGATAAAGGATGGAAGCTGGTTCAGCCGGTTGCACCTTGGTAAACTTCTAACTTAACTCCCCAAAAACGATGCAATTCCCTGTAAAAATTCGCCTTGCAAAACATGAGGCGGAAGCTCTGACTATGTACGTTAGTAATAAGTCGACCGGAATATTGACGAATCCGGAAGTACGTAACGACCTGATTGTCTTGGCTGAGTTCTATATGAAGCTTTCCACAAAATACAGAACGCACCGAATGAAGGCCACAACGAAGCCAGTCGTTTACACGCTTCCGCTCAGTGTTGCCAGAATCCTGCATCTACGGTTTCAAAAGGAAGAAATCAACCCAGCTTTACAGATTGTCCTGGCAAGTCTGGATCAGGAACTCACCAATATGAGTATGAAACCCAAATTTCCAATAACGCTGATATGATGAACGCCATCGCCTTAATTCTCCGACTGGGTTATGCTCTTCTCTGGTTTGTTGCCTTGATTTTGACTGTCATCATCGAGACAATATTTCTGATCCTGTTTTACACCGTGTACATCCTTTACAGCTTAATCCCAAGGCGATGGTAACCATCATTTTTCTAGTGATCCTCTATTACACATCCAGAAACAATAGTAAACCTCATGAATAAATATTTGTACTTCTTTCTCTACTGGTCAATTGCATCGGTATTAATCGCAGTGCTTTTTATGGAGCTGCTCTTATCCGTTCCAATCGCCTTTGTAGAAGCACTGGAAGGTTCTATTTATTACCATCTAACTAAAAACGCATGAACGAGAGCACCTCCTACTTTGGTGGTAAATCCGGAAGCGGAACTTACCAGACTATCATAAACCAAATACCACCGCACCGTCTTTATGTTGAACTGTTTGGCGGAATGCTAGGCATTTACAGGCATAAGCGGCCAGCGCAAACAAGTATTATCATCGAAAAAGATGCCAATCTGATAAACCGGTATAAGGAAAATTTCAATATACCTGCTGAATATGGCACCGTAATGTCACTGCTAAACTTTGCCAACAATAGAAGATCGAACGGTGTAAAGTGTTTTGAAGGCTGTGCATTAGAGCTGTTTGAATTCTCAGCTGCTTACACCGCCCTTAATAACGAGGATGTTTTTATTTATGCTGATCCGCCCTATCCGCACGAAACCAGAAGTTCATCGACTAGGTATAAAAACGAAATGACGGATGAGCAGCACAAAGAGTTACTTGAAACCCTGCTTTCCATACCAGATGCGAAGATTGCTTTAAGTACCTATCCAAACGATCAGTATTATGAATTCTTTCTGGGAAGAAATGAGTGGCGATTTATCGAATTTGAAAGCCATACACGTGGCGGTATGGCGATCGAGCAGTTATGGATGAATTATCCCGAACCAACTCAGCTCCATGATTACCAGTACCTGGGCGAAGACTACCGCGAGCGCGAGCGGATCAGCCGGAAGCTGAAACGCTGGGAAGCAAAGTTTCAGGATCTTGCACCGCTTGAACAGATGGCAATGTTGCAACGATTAAATAAAACCTTGGATACGTCTACCGAAAAGCAGGCATATCCCCAAATTAAACCATCAGGATCTGCCGTGGAACGGACTAAATTAATAGAGAAGTCTATTTCAGAAACGGCAGAATTGACGTTGTATCGAGCTGCTGGAATGTATGAGCGAGGAATGAGTCTCGACGAAATTGCAGCTGTCTACGATATGAGCTACAATAGACTTACCGCTGAACTTCGCCGCCGTGGACTTTGGGAGCCGATCGCGAAAATGATCAAGAAGCGCAGATTTGCAGAAAATCGGTCGTAATAAAATAGTTCAGGATCCTATCGCCAGTTCAGCCGGTGTGATATCGCAACGCCAGCATTGATGGTATGGACTGGTAAGCATTCATTCTCTAGTCAAATTACATTTATGAAAACTCTAGATGTCTTATTCGTGGGTAAAGAAACATTCGAGCAGATGTACAAAATTTCCTGTTGCTCACACATCTCGGAAGGAAAGTCAATTCCAGGAACCATCTTCCACTTAAATAAAGAATACATAATTACTGGCTTCATTGGAGATGGCCACAATGGTTTCCATACTTTTTTCGGATGCGAAGTGGTGGATTTAAGTATTTATGATAGGCCCCTGAAACCGCTTAGCTATGGAATTCACGGAGCCGAAGTGGATGCAGGCAGCAGGGAAAGAGGCTATACCGGACTGCTGATCAGATTCGGGCCTCGCGCACTCGTCTGCCTGGATCAGGTTGATTTCAAAGCCAGTCACGAATTGAAACAACTAACTCTTTTTTAGCTATGCGAAAAAAAACTGCCAAACCTATGACCTCAATAATTTCACACTGTTACTACATGCTCAAAGAGCAGGGCGTGTACGAAAATTTCCAAAAAGCGGTAGAAGAAAGCGTAAAAGCACGTGAAAATTTCCAAAAAGCGCTAAATATTGATCTGGACGTGCCATACTTCCCATATCCGAAAATAATTGAAGGATCAGAATCGGATAATATCAATAGCGATTTTCGCTACCTTCACGGTCATGAACCGAATATTCCGAGTTATACCATCCGCTTTGAGATCGATCCTTTGGGCCGTCGCGAATCTCCTATTTTTCCTGCTTATGATGCATTTTGACCGTCAGCCTGATGGAGACTTCTTAGCGGAAGTCTTCAAAAAAGTTTTCCTGATCAGCATTATTATGCAGATCCTTTATGCAGTAGGTTTTATTAAATCCAATAAATAAAGCTAACAAAAAACTGAAATCTATTGCCGTTTCTTCTACGATCTGATATCCCTTAGGACATCCATTACCACAGGCATCAATTCTGATCTACGGTAATGCATTCCGTGTTTTGCCGACAATATTTTCTGAACCTCAATTGCCATTGCATCTGAGCTAAACGGCTCATTAAGCTCATAGCTTTCTAAGACCTCACGGGTAATATTTTTTACAATTTTGTAGGATTGGGAAGAAGAAGGTAGGCTAGTGTATTCTGTATTGAAGTCCATATTCTTAAGTGATCTTATCTCTCTTGCTAAAAATTCGATCTGACTTATGATATAATGACCTTCCGAGACTTCTGTTTTCTGAATGGATGTAGGCTTTATGGTTTTTCCAAAACTTTTTAAGAAAGGAGAATAATTGTCTTCCGTCTTCGAACGGCTATAAGTTGCCTCAATTCTTTTAGCGAGTTCTCCCTTAAATTTGACAATTTCGTTAAATCTTAATGAAGAAGGGTATACTAAATGTTCCATTACTCCTGTGTCAAATGAATAGCCCGTTATTTCGTCTTTAATAATAATTGTGGCTTTGTCGAAGGCTAAGCGCATACCTAACTCAAACATTACATTTGGATTTTTTGAACTCACATCACAAATCACTATGTCGTTTGAATAAATATTTGATACGATTCTTTCATGAATTAGGCCCATCGCCAAGTCATCACTAACCAACTGGGCACTAAATTCGGTAGTTTGCACTGCTTCAATTAAGATATTAAGAACATCTTTCCAATGATCCGCTGTATATTCGACTGACCCAGCAATGGGCATAATGATACCGCATGTTTTTTTTTCAACAGCTGGCTTGATCTCTCTTTCAGAATTAGGCATAAGTTTTTAATAAAATATTTTTGTAAATAACTGCTAATTTTTTTTCCTAATCGGCATTAGTCATGTTTCTACGAAAGATCAATGTTTGAATTAAATTTCTCTGACTTCATTGAACAACGATTGTAATATTCTCCATTGTGATTGAAAATATTTAGAAAAATCAATTCAATGTACCAAAGTGCCAAAGTTCTCACATCATTCATAATATCTGTATTCATTCTCTCATGCTTACCCTTATTGTGAACTAAATTATTTCGCACGTATGTAATTACCGCTGGCCCATCCATCCCATTAAAATGTTTTTTACCTATTTTGTCCAATTCAACTGGCACAGAAAGCTCTATTTTTAATAGTGAAAGCAATATCCTGATTTTGTTTGCCGCGGATAGACTATCTCCTTCCTTACCAATTATGACTTTCCTTTTTTCAATCAAAATCCAGTTACATAGCAGTTCCAAGCAAGTTTGGGCAGCAATTATTGATATTTCAAACTGTCCTGAATTCTTGTTAGATTCGTAATAATAATATGTGGACATTTCAAGAAAACTCTTAATATCCTCATTTTTCCAAAGCATTTGATATTTCTTCCATATCGAAGTATAATCTATACTCTCGCTTGTATTATAAAAGCTTGAAAATACCCTAGCATACGAGTCTACCTGCTGACTCGAATAATCAGTCCATAACTCTTTTCCATTTTTAAAGCCCCTTACAAGCACTGCTGATGTTCTACTTCCATTTAAAAAACTCAAGAATTGATTGAAGCATTCAAACACTTTTGCAACATCCTTAAAAAACAATTTACCCTGCTTCTTCTTTAAAAATCCGATGTAAAGAATTGCATACCCGCCTCGTTCTCTCAATAAATCCGATTGCAACTTGGAATAACTTGATACCTTTTGAATTTCTATCTCATATTTATCGTCATCAAATTTTATAAAATGACGATATTCAATAGTTTTCTCACTTCTTACATCTTCATGAACTTCTGTAAGATTTGCCAGATTTGGAATAGAAAACCATATTGTATCAACTTCACTATCTCGCTTCAAATAGTCGGAATGAGCAAAAACTTTTCCCCCTATCTGGTTCTTTGAGTTTGCCCAGGTCATCATAGCTTTCCCAACTACCATTTCACCAATTTTTAGCAAACGTTCACCTTCAAACGCATTTACTGGGATTTCATATTCCCCTTCAAACACAATACCAAAAGTTGGAAACCAGCTGAATTCAATAATTCCAATCAATGAATTTTCATCACTTTCATTTCCAATTGAGAATTTACCCTTTTCAATCAGTATCCTATCATTTGGTGTAAGAGTTAAGAATGCTCCTCCTTGCCCGAAATTTATTTTTCTATCCTCATAAAAACTTCTTAGTTCCATTGCATTAAAATATCGCGATTAAATACTAATTCCTAAGTTACAAAAAAAGGATAAGGGATTACAAAATCCCGTCCTTTCTCCCCTACCAGCCAAAGCCCAACTTCGTAAAAACAATCAGCGAAGTGGCTAAACAAATAATCAAACGGAAAATAGCGATGGCATCGATCCGCTCGGATGATGCTACCGGCAGACCGACTGTTCATTCGATCAAATACCGAAAGAAGGATGGCACAGTCGGCTATAAAAAACGTGTGACCAAAAGTTTCCGCCTTCTCCCTGGCTCAGGCAAATTCCGTGGCAATATCAATTTAGGCCACGAGTTCCAGTTCATCAACCTGGACGAACCTCCTGATTCAGACAAATATCATTTCAGAATAAAAATTGACAATCTCATCGAAGTAGATGGGATGGTAATTGATCACACCAACGGCGAAAACAAACAATGGTAACCCAACTCTCCCCTACACTCTTCATGCTTAATGAAGGTAGCAACAATGGTGCTATCCTTCAACTTACCGGATCTCGCGACGCCAGTTTTGGCGGTGGATTTTGGTCAGACCGTTACGACCACCTCGATCACGTCCGCTGGGGCGCAGGCGACAACCAGCCGAACGTGATGCGCAAGGCGATCGAAAAAAACACCACCGTGCAGTCGCTTCTCGAATCGCTTCGTGATATGATCTACGCTTCAGGCGTTGGATTCTTCACAAAGCAGATGGTTGATGGCAAACCTCAAATTACAGAGTACACTGATCCGAAGCTCGAAGAATGGAGCTGGGCGACCGATTTGCAGGATTACGTCATCACTGCCATTAATCAGCGTGTGGATAATGCCAACATTTTCACCAAATGGCGTTACGATCCTTTGCAGGACTGGTTTACGCTTTCGGTACTGGATTCCTTTAAAACGCGGATCGGAAAAGCAGGCGGCTTTCACGTCAACCCCTACTTTGGTTTTGCCAATTTTCAATCACTGGCAGATACCGAAAAACTAAAACCCTTCAACAGGCTGGACCGGGAGTTCAACATCAAAAACACTGTTACCGCTTCCCACTCGAAAACGAACATCCCCGGCCAGCCCTTTTATTCTTTCGCCTCCTGGTGGTGCGCAGAAGAAGCGATCGAGCTTGCAAACCTGATCACGGCCTTTCACAAAAATGGAATTCTGAACGGCTACAACATCAAGTATCTGATCCGGATGCCTTCGGATCACTTCGACCGCGACGGTACAAGGTCAGTCGACAGCAAAGAATCCAAGGCGCGTTGGAGCAAGTTTTCCGATAATCTTTCGGGCTGGCTCGCCGGTCAGAAGAACGTCAACAAGACGATGCTGATCAAATACCTGCGCGGAAGTGATGGTAAAATGATGGACAATGTCGACGTGCAGCCACTGAAAAACGAAATGTCTGACGATGCCTATGACAAGGTTTGGAAAAAGTCTGACCAGAACATCGCCAATTCGGTCGGTATCCTGCCGACGCTTGCCGGTGTAAACCCAGGCTCAGGTAATGACTCGGGATCACAGATCAGGGTCATGGCCGAATACCAGCAGCACTTCCGAACACCGATCCACCGCCACGCCGTGCTGAAAGACATTAATACCGCGCTGCGCATGATGGGCTACAAAGATGTATTCGCAGGCTTCAAAGAAGTTCAACTCACCACCCTTGATAAAAATCCTACCGGCAGCGAGGCTGTTGTAAACCACTCTATATAATGATTGTCAATTCAGAAATTTTTAAAGCCCAGCTCGGAGGCATTCAGAGCAAAATAAATTTCAACACGGTTGAAACCTTCATTATATCAGCAGAACGCAATTTTAGAAAAATCGTAGGTAAAGAGCTTTACGATTTCCTGAACGAAATCGATTTCAGTGCTCCGGAGCCTGGAACTGATCCGATCGTACTGAAAGAGCTTCTGGAAATATCCCAGGGGTGTATTAGCTGGGCGGCTTATGACCTGGCTTTACCGCACCTTAAAATCCGTGTCGGCGATCTGGGTTTAGTCAAAAATTCAGCCAATCAGACCGTAGCGGTCACCAAATGGGAGTACGTCGATACCCGCGAAGCAAACCTTGCGATGCAGGACATCATGTGGGAATTCTTCTGGGAAACGATCGAAGAATTGCAACCCGATGTATGGACAGCCTCCGAGGCTTACAAAGAAAGAAACCAGTATTTTCTGCGATCGGCAGACGAGCTTACAAAATACATCGCCCTGGTAGGAAGAAACAGAAGACTTTTTGCGCAGCTCGAACAGTTTATTCGCCGCGCAGAACAGGTTTATATTTCCGATGCTGTCACCTCCGGAGTTTTCGACCGGCTCAAAATGCGCTGGATGGATAAGGATACACAGCTGACACCGGTGGAGCTGATGCTCGTCGAGAAGATCCGCGAAGCACTGGCGTATCTGACCCTTCATGAAGCTTATCCATATCTGCCGATCAAGATCGATGAAAACGGTGTCAGGGAAGCGCGCAAATGGGACGGAACCTCAAATGAAAACCCCGCAGATCCTAAGTTTAAAAACGCCCAAAGAAACCAGCTCTGGCAGGATGCCCAGCTGTACATGGGACGTTTGAAAACCTTTATGGACAGCTACTCCACCGCCGATCAATTCCCTGAGTACTTCACCGCCAATCTGAGCGGGCCTGAACAGGAAGACGAAGACTTTACCTATAAATCCCACGTTTTAATTTAACCCATCCTCTATGAAAAAAATGCTTTTATTGCTCCTGATGCTCTATTCAGGAGTCCAGGCGCAGACGATCAACTTGTCAGACTACGCAAAAAAGTCTGACTTTGATAAGCTGACAAACAAGGTTGACCGCCAGCAAAAGACGATCGACAGTTTGACGGCTATGCTCACGGGCGGCGTTGTCAAACCGCCTGTAGTATTGAAGAAATGCCCGAAAGGCCCGACTATCGTTGAAATTAGAAATGTGACCAGCAAAGGATTTGAAATCCAGTTCGATGCTGACAGTGTTTTTAATATGAAGTACACGGTGACGGGTGCGAAGGTTTACATCGACAGCATAAAGCCGACCAGAAACACTTTCGCAGTAATTTTCCCGACCCAGTTTCCAAACGGTGCCTACACATTCAGTATCGAAGGGATCAACTGCTCAGGTTCAAATTCCCGCATTTTCACCATCGCCGGTGGAGTCGATCCACCCAGCGCAGCCGATTGTAAGAAGCAGCCGACATTCAAAATCAACGGTTTCACAAATCAGGCTGCAACCGTACAATTTGATGCGGACGGGTTAAAAACACTTACCCTATCGCTCGTTCAGGGAACTGAGACGATTAGAACCGTTACCTACAACCCCGACGTCAATACCTTGTTTTTTCCTTTCGGAAAGGTAATTCCGGCAGGAAACTATAAGATCAAACTTACGCCGGTTTCCTGTACTGCTGATGTAACAAATCAGGAATTCACGATCAAGAGTGAAGATACGGGCGCGGTCGATCCGCCTGTCGAGACTGATCCCGGTGCAGCTGATTACAAGCGGATCACCAAGGGCATGGAAGAGCACATGTCCATCACGCGGCGCACGGTTGGTGATCTGGATTACATCACCGACAATACCGCGAATCCGCTACAATCCGGCCACAAATACCATTATATAGCAGGTGCGCAGGTTATTACACAGTCCACTCCATTAAAAGATTACCCTTTTGCCCGCAACAACGGTTTCAGGATCGTTAAGTTTAACAAGAAGGATGGCGTTCAATCGATGAACGAGTGGCCCGGGCAGAATGAAGATGGCAATGTACCTGGTGGATATTACAAAAACGATGCTGGGCAAAGCTTTTCGTTTAACTCTTCGGCAGCTGTCGAAACCGGGGCTTTCACCGGTTCGCAATCAGGCTTCAAAAATCATTTCCCAGCCGGGTATAATCCCGCACTGGATATGCCACAGTGGCTTGATCTTGTACCAGAGCTGAAACTTCCAAAAGGTCACTTTTTTGTTCTTAGTAAAGGAGACTGGACGGTTGACCAGGTTCTTAAAAAGGGTATAACCCACATACGCCATAACGAAATACCAAGGCTGAACGGTGACGAAACATTGGCTTTGCAACTGCGGATGCAGGGTGTAACATACAATGACGTCCCTATCTCCACGCAAATTTTCGGGGGAGTTCCAAACAATCCAAGCGACGCGCAAGTGGATGCGATGATCGCACGGCACGCATACCCGGACGCCCTATGGATAGGTGAAACCCAGGAGCAAACACACGCCATAAAACCCGAATCACGCTGGCTTTACAAGTTTAACGCCGGTATAACAGCAAACCAGAAAAAGAACTTTATTGATAAGGGCATACCAGCTCTTAACTGCTTTAATTATTTCCAGTTTTGGCCTAAAAGCTACCACCTCGGACAAGTTTCTGCGGACTCGTCAAAGGCGATGTTCCGCTATCCGCTTGATTTACTTCCGTATAGCAATTTCAGCCCTGGTGCGCCGCTTTCATCCACAACTTTAATTATGGAGGCTGTATATCTCGGGGCGCCGGATATACAGGACGTTCAACCCTTTGATCTAGCCTATAAGCTATCATTAATCAAGCATCTGGGTTATGAATCCGGAGCTTTTAGCGCGGGAGAACATGAATGGAGACCTAACAACATGTACTGGGTTCAATACCCTGAGGGCAAGTATTTTTCAAAAAGCAAAATTGCGTTAGATCCGAATACGCTTATCACTGCCGCTTTTTTCTCACAGGTATACGGAAAGGTTTTTGTTTTATGGGGCGGAATCGGAAAAATAAATGCTGGTAAAATAGTTGATGATCTTACCTCGGAACCAACCTATTGGAAACCCAATGGATCGGATGATCTTAAAGGCAGTACATTAAATCCTGACCCAAACGCAGGAAACTACACAAGGTGGGTTACAAGCCCTGATTTTCCGCATAGCCGCAGGGGTGGAATAGGATACTTTGGATACAATGGAAGTAGCGACATAGCGCGTTTTGGCTTGCAAGTTTATGCGGATACCTGGGGACAGATACCCGAAGATGGTTCTAAAAATTTCCTGTCATATAGACTAGACGGAGGTGAATGGATTAATGCAGTAAATGAGTACGTCGACGAAATTGTTAATGCACGGCATGGTAAGCGCGGAATCGTTCATTCAATCCATAAAGCTGGGCAAATCGCATGGTTTTACATAAACCCGTTTGCCGACAATCTATGGCACAATTTGGAAGTGCGGTTCCCTAATGGCCGTACAGTGAAAAACAGGGTCGCTGGAAACGGGATTCACGCCAAGCTTGAAAGCTTGTAATTGTAGTCCTTCCAAAGGATGAAATCCCAGGCAAACTTGTGTTCCGAAACGAAAATCATACCAAATCAAAATCTATGAAAAAGATCGGACTGTTTGTCTTGGGCATCCTTATCGCCCTGGCCATTTTAATTATTATCAAATCATTCATTAAAACCTCTCAGCCTATCATTTCAAATCATGAAGACCTTCGGGACACAATCTTACAGCAATCGCAGATGGCAACGATGCACCGCGATTCTGCTGCTTTCTACGACAAGGCTTCTTCTGAGTCGTTTTCGAAATATGTTTCTGTTATGGCTTCTGATACTGCCGCTTGGGCAGGTCTTCGGGCAAAATACAGATACGAGCTTAGATCAAAAATACGAGCAAGCTCTGCTGGACACAGCGATTCGCTACGAGCTGCTAAAACCGGTGGTTTTTAATCTTCAAAAATCTCATGAACACCTTAACAAAGAAATTCTCGCCCTTCGAGCTGAAAACGGGCTTTTGTACTTGCAGCTACAAATGCAAAAAGAGCAGTATGAAAAGCTGCTCGCTGTTGAACGCGAAAAACGCAGAAAAAAGGTTATCAAAGCCTTCTTTCTGGGTTACATATCTGGAAAACTCACCCCTCCCTATTAATATGAAAACTTACTTAGAAAGCTATTTTTCGGCAATGACCCACCATTTAAACTTTATTTCAGAGAATTTCTTTTCCGTTACGCTTTGGGCACTTGTTGCAGGATTGGCGGCATGGCTACTGGAATTCATCGAAATGTATGTTTTTTCTGATTTCAGGTATCTTGTATTCCTGCTGCTAATGATTGCCTACGATGCATTTGCGGGAATTCAGAAACAAAAATACCTGCACAATCTGGACCCGGTCAAACACGCTCCTGCCAGCGCGAAGATTTTTAAAGATAAAACCTTCTCAAAGCTGATGTACTACATCTGCGTTCTGGCTTCCCTTCATGGCCTTGCCCACCTTCAAATCAAAGGCGTGGAAGTATCTATTTTTAACGCCTTCGAATATGCCGCGCTGATCACGATCATTGCTACCGAGTTCTGGTCTGTTCAGGAAAACTATGCCGAAATGGGAAAGAAAACGATCCTGCTTTTGGCTTACGACGCAATAAAAAGCTACGTCACTACTAAAAAGCCTGTTGATGGAAATTAAGATCACGCGCCGGTGGGAAGGTGAAAACACGACCCTGAGCATGATGAGCGCTTTCGGTTTTATAAGTCTTTACGTGCTCGAAGACAAAGACCGCAGGCTCACATCTGATATGTCGTTAGAGAAGATCAGGGAAATTAAGGTACACGGGCGCACCGCCATTCCTGTCGGCAGGTATAAAGTGGACATTACTTATTCCAACCGTTTCAAGCGGAAGATGCCGATTTTGATCGGTGTGCCTGGCTTTGCAGGAATCCGGATTCATGCCGGTAACACCCATCAAAATACGGATGGTTGTCTACTCCATGGCTTAAAGTATGGATTAGAAAACGGAGACTACATGGTCGGAGAGAGCCGTGTGGCTACCGCTCGTTTGCAATCGCACATTGCAGCGGTGCTGGCCAAGGGAGAGGAAGTATGGATAACTATTGAATCGAAATATGAATAAAATAATCATTAAAAAGTCTCAATATGCAGCAAGTAGTTATCAGCGGTCAGGTTTTCAAGCTTCCTGAAAATTGGCAAGAGGTCGAACATAAGCACCTGACCGAGCTGCTTAAAAATTTATATGTGCTGCCTGAATCCGGCAGCACATATCATACCATTTTACGGATCGTGCTGGGTTATGATCAGAAGCAGTGGAAAAAGCTGATGCAGCATTTCTTTGGCGCGAAGCGATCCGAAGAACAAAAGAACCAAAGTACCGAAGCGTTGACACAGGTATTAAATATGGTTTCTTGGCTCTGGACTTCGGAACTGAATACAGCTCCTTTTAAGAAATTCAAAGTGAATGGTCAGTACTGGCATTTATTCGAGGAAGGTTTCCGGAGCATGACATTCGGCGAGCTATCCGATGCCTACATCCATGCACAAGCTTTTATCAAACAGCTTGTAGAAGGTGAAGAAAGACTAAATATGCTTGTGGCCAGTGTTTGCAGACCAGAACGTAAGGGAAACTACAAAAATGATCCTAATTGGAACGGCGACGACAGAGAACCTTACAATCAGCATATCGCCATCCAGCGCGCTAAATTTTTGAACGGTGCCTTCATGGAGGAAAAAATACTTGTGATGGTTTACTTTATGGGATCAGTAAAAGAGTTTTTCTCGTTTTTCGATCTTTTTGACAGCGATGAATCCGCTCCGCCCGTTCCAGAAGAATTTCCAGGCCAATCCATGATCAAAAATCAACATCTGCTTTCGCAAAAACAAGTTTTTGGCGCAATGAAAGCAACCAAATCTGCCAATGTACACGATGTTTTCCTGTTTTTAGAGGAACACAATAAAGACGTTAAAGCCGAAATCGCTAGAAACAAAACAAACCAAAATTGACTATGACACCGACCGATACTTTATTCTGGCAATACCTTTTGCCGATTCTGGAAGCGCAGAAAACTGCGTATGGCGTAACGTACATTGAACTGTCCGATAGCAATGGGATGGACAGAATGATTGAAGACTCCGTATCCGAAAATGTTTACCCGGGAATTTTTGTGATGCGTCCCCGGTACATGACCAAAAAGGTTGAAAATCACATTCTGATGGCTGAGTTTAACACTGTTTTTTATATCTGGTGTAAGGAGCCATCCAACGAACGTGCAGATCAGGACAAAGCATACGATCATGCCGAAACGATTGCCACGTCCATTATTCAAAAACTCCAGCACGATAGCCGGAGTTATCAAAACTTTCTGGATTTTGATACCATCCAAATTGAACCGGTTATGTATAGTGGTGCAGATGCAAGCTTTGGTTATGAAGTAAAGATGCGCCTTGGACTGGCTGCGAATAATATGTTCTGTTAAAATTTCTCTTAAAAATATTTACTTTTTACCGTATTTTCTAAATGCGAAAATGAACTGATATATAAAATAAGCACTGAGAATCCTACCGACGAAGTCCCAGAACCGAGATGCATAAGTTATTTTCAATTTGACGACTTCTGGGATATAATCAGCTTTGTGAATTGGAAAGAGGAATTCGGGAAACAATGACAGAATTTCTTTAAAATTATCTATTTGTTCCTCATTCGGCTTATAAATAATTAGCCCATAACCAAGTGAAATATTATGGATAATATAGACAACACTCATCACAAACATTAATAGCCATAGTGCCCGCCACCAATCTGTACCAAAGTTATTAGAGTATTTATTTGTAAATAAAGTAGCATAATCGCGGAATTCTGCCCACGTCTTTTTTCTTGTTAATTGATTTAAAGACTCGTAGTGAGCGTTAAGTTCCAAGGCTAAATATTCGTTACTTTTGACAGAGTCACCGCGACTTTCATAAACCTTTTTCAGTTGAGCGTATCCAATCTGAATATCTCTAAAATCACCTTGCAATGTAGCTGGCATATCAGTACCAGCAAGGAAAATCTCACTAATCTTCGATGCTTTTATTTCCATCGACATTTCTGAAAAGTTACAGGAAATGAAATTTATCTTACCCAAATCAGAGTTCAAAAGTTTAAAGTCTGACTCTTGTGTTTCCAGCTGATCAATTGATATTTTGTGACTTTTCAACAAATCAAAATACTCCGACGATAATACAGAAACTAAGGACTTGGTAATTCGTGGTTGATACTCTATCCCCGAAATGTAAACATTAGAATTATTATTAAATGAAGCAAAATTAATAGACGAAACCGTAAATCCTTCCAATACAATTGTAGGCTTATCCTTGTCAGCACCCTGCTGGAATGTCCCATTGATTAAACTCAGCTTATTAATATGCAGTGGATGCTCGCTAACACCAGTCACATTCAAAGTATTAAACTTCGCGAGTTTGATTGGAAGGATAAGGTGATCAATTGTAGCCTCCGAAATAACAATCTCATTAATACTAACTGCTCCAAAAGCCAAATGCCCAATATTGCATCCATTTTCAATGATAACCTTACCTTTTGATCCACTTTTTTGAAATTCTAAACTTTCCACTGTTATCTTACTAATGTTGACATCACCAAAATTGGAATTTATTATAATTTCTTTAAATATTGAATCACTAAGGTTCAGCTGATGCAAAGACTCAAAGTTTAAGATTGGTATACTGCAAGAGTCAGTTGTAGTAAAGTCAATGACCTTTGAAATATTTGATTTATTAAGAATGGTTCGTTTTAAATCCAAATATTGAGCATAAGTTATGTCAAGTTCGTCTACAGTTACATTTTTCATTCTTATATACTGTCCTGATTCTACCGCAATTTTAGCAATGCTAAAATCTTCATTCGATTCATCCTGTTCAATTACCAAGTCTAGTAATTGCCCATTTCCGTCTATTTCTATACTGCCGATATGTAAACTGTTTTGAGCTATTATTTTGGTTGCCATCCTATACATGTTGCTATCGTTAGGAGGCAAAAAATTATTTAAAATCCTGTTGATGTAGCAATTCACGAATTTAATGGAGGCTTTAGTATTGTCATGCTCCCATTTCTCAATAATTTTTATAATAACATCGGATTCAAAATGACAATCGATAAACTCGATATTCACCCAACTAACCAGCGCAAAAACAACAATCTTATCATCAAATCGGATTTTTTTTGCTTTCACCGTCGAAGTTTGATTATCAATCGTGATCTGTGCTTCATAATCGAAATTTTGCGTATCCTGAATGTTCGATAAAAAGTGATTCCATTGATCCTGAGATAAGATATATCTGTTCATTTTTAAGTGGTTTAAGTCCTTCCAAGGTAGTAACTTATTATTCACTTTTGGAGAAAAATCATCTTCTATGATTGATGCCATAGCCACTGACCAGTCTTACCTGCCGCTAAAATTTAGCCGTAATAAGCTTACCCATACCATTGAGGCCGCTGATCCTGCCCTTACCAGCAGGGTCGGCCTGAAATATTACCTTCAAATTCAGGTTCCTGAATTTCCCTTCTCTGAAAACTTTGAAGAACTGCACACCTCCGAAGGCCGCGAGACACCGGTAAACAACCAGTCTGGCGTTCAGGTTTTTTCCGGTGCCGAGTTCCGGTTCAACTCCGGACGTAACGGCAAAATTGACGGGCTTCTCTCCTACACCAAGCCACGACAAAAGCAAAAACAAATGAGTGTTTCGCTTTCGCAGACCATGGCCTTTCGACTGAAAGAGCAGATCGTGGGCGGCGTCCCTGCCGTCGATATTACAAACGAGCTACCCAAAATGTACGCGATCAAGGCCGGTCTTGCCAACGAAGATTTTTACGCTTACGGTGATTCGTTCTGGAAAAACTGGCAGATCGGGCAAAGGCAATTTTTGACATGGCAGCCCAACTACAAAAGTATTTTTGAGGATCAGGAAGAATATTTGCAATTCGTTTTGAATTTTACGCCAAAGCCGCAGGTGCTCAAACTGCGTTATCAATCCTACGATAATGACGGTGTCAGCTCGGATGCTATCACAGCGATGTCCCTGGCTAATCCTTTGCTGTATTCGGTGATCACCTGCCCCGTGGGTATGGAAGCACTCGCCATTCCTGCCGATGCAGCCAGGTACGACGTGTGGTTAAGTAATGAACAGGACAAACGCGTAAGCGAAGTCCGTAGCTTCTTTGTTGATCATTCCCATGAAGAGTTTGATCGAAGCATCCTTTTTGTTAATTCCCTGGGCGGATGGGATACGCTGCGTCTTACCGGTCAGGCGCAAAGAAGCCTTAAAGTAGTGCAGTCGACTGCCGAAATCGAACGGCCAGCAGATGCCGGCGTCGATTTCTCGGAGCTGAAAATTATCAGCATCGAGGGTGAGTACGATTTCCAGATCAGCACCGGCTACCTAAAACGTGATGCAATCAATTATTTGCGCTACCTGGACGAGCTGCTTCTTTCGGAGGAAGTATACCTGATCACCGACAAAGGGCATAGGCCGCTTCAACTCACCACGACGGCGATGGTCGATCAGGCGGACAATCAGGATTTGATTGCACGCACGTTCAATTTCAGGATTTTGGACACCGTCGAAAATTACTCGGATTTACCAGCTGCTGAACCTACCGAACCGCGCGCTACGACATGGCGCGGTGTGAACCTTCGTCAGGTACTTGACGGCTACGGAAAGCGAACCGGTTTTTTGGCGTTTGAGCGTCTTGAAAAGGTGTATCTGGACAATAACAGCACCGTAAAACCTTACGCTGTAAAGGCCAATACTCAGGGAGATCCGGATTATATCGAACCGGTTCTGGATAGCACGATCGAGGCCGGATCAACGCCATTTCCTAACGTGGCCATTTCGCGGCTTGGAACATTTAAACGGGATAACTGTGCTTCGACACACTTGGGCGGACCGGCAACAATAACGGTACCGGCCGGAACCTACGGCGGAGAAAAAGAAGGTGATGCCGATGCACTTGCCGAAGGCAGATATAACAGCCTGAATACGCAGAGCTATGCGAATACGTCTGGAACTTGTACACTCAATAATGTTCCGATCAAGCTTGGTATACGGCATTTCTTCCCGATGAACCTTCAAAACCAGATAATTGGATCGCCCGATTTTGGACCTGTTGTAAACCTTCGGATATCCGGACAGGAGATCATTCCTAACTCTGTGGGTTCAAATCCTACGACCACACGTTTATCAGAACAGGTTTACGAGCCAGGTATCTACAATTTTATTTTACAAGTGAATTATGGCGGCTATCCGAGACGACCATGTAAACTTAAACTACCGACGAAAAACCGCGAAGTAACTGTTAACGAAGCAGGTTATTTCATGTTCGACAATGTCGTCGTAAATAGTTCAGATGCCCCACTAATCTTTGAAGTAACTCCTGTATGATCAGATTAAACGGTTTTGAGGTATTCGTACCCGCGAAACAAAGCATAAATTATCAGCTTGTAAATCCGAATTTGCTTTATGACTCCATTCCAAGCAGTCAGGCAAGTATCCCGGTTTTTCCAGCGGTGAAAACAAACTGTGCAATCTTCGATTATTGGGAAGAGCCGCAGGCCGGTTCATACCTGCCCGAGATGCATTACGAGCATTTTGAAAATGGCGAGCTGATCCGTGAAGGCTACTTCCTTTTGACAGAGGCTTCGCGGGAATCCGGCTACAAAGGTGCATTTACCGACCGGCTGGGTCTGTTCTTTGGTGACTACCAAAACCTTTCTTTGCAGGAGATTGATTTCGGTACCATACCGCTACCTATACCGTTGACACCGGTGGTGAATGATCAGGGAAATGATCAGGCAGCTTGCTTTCCGACGATAATCAACGAAAATTTTTACGGCGCAAATGGCGGTACGGTTTTCTATGCCGGAAAGATCAACGATTATCAGGATGGTGAATATGTTTTTAGTCCGGAGGTTCCTCAGTTCTTTGTGAACTGGGTACTTAGAAAAATAGGCACAATTACCGGTACGAAAATCAGCGGAAGTTTTTTGACCCATCCGGTTTGGAGTAAACTGATCCTGGCTAATTTGCGCGAAGTCGAAACCGGGCTGATCACCGTCAAAAATCACCTTCCAAACTTTTCGATTGTTCAGTTTATTTTGGAACTCCGCAAAATTGCCAATCTGAAATTTACTTTTAACTCGGTAGAGAAAACTTTAAAAATTGATTTTTGGGACGATTCACTGCGCGCTCCTACGGAAATAGACTGGTCTTCAAAGGCAACTTTCGGAGAAAACAAAATACCCGAAACCAATACAAGGATTCAGCTGAGTATGACCGTAGACAATAATGATGCGCTGGCGAAGGACAAACCGGATAAATTCGCAGACTATATTTCGCCGGAAGTGATCGGCACTGGAAATGGTATTGCAAAGATGCCATTCCAGTTTTCGACGATGCTTACTGATCCTGCGAGCGGACTGCCGATCTGCAAACAGGAAGGCCAAACCAGCCAGTTTGCACAGGATGCAAAGCCATGGGCCCCGCGGCTGCTGTTCTGGCATGGCCTTTTAGAAACTTACCCTGTAGCATCGCCACAATTGTCGGGAATATCTTTATTTCCTGCAGATTTAGCGCAGACAACCTGGAAGGAAACAATCACACTGCGCCAGCGTCAGTTTTATTTAAATAAAAACTTTATAATCAACGAAGCCGACATCGCACTGCTTGATTTCTCAAAGAAATACCATGTCGACGGCGTTGATTATATCATCGCTCAGCTTAACGTGGGTGTGCCTGTGAAAAACGTTGCAACGGCTTTATTGATTGGGGGTGTTTGATTTTTTATTTTATACATTGTAAAGAAAAAAAATCTCCAATAATGAAGAAGACTCAAATCCATCAATTTAGGCGAACATGTATTTTCTGTGGCGGTTCCGGAAAACTGTCAGAAGAGCACGTAATAGGTAACTGGATCAGAAAGGTTATTCCGCGAGTGCAGACTGAGTATAAGAGTTATAGAACATCGTTAGACTTTTCTAATGATAAAGTGCAAGTACAGCCAATGACAAAAATAAAGCAAGGTCATCCAGGTACAATAAGACTGAAAATTGTATGTGAAAAATGTAATAATGAGTGGCTTAGTGCCAATTTCGAGACACCTGTAAAGCCAGTAATTACTAAATTATTAATGGCTAATGCAACAGAACTTGATGCTAACGAGCAACGTATAATTTCATTGTGGATGGTCAAAACTTGTATGGTAGGCGAATTTATTAGCCCAACAACTAGGGGAATACCGGCAACGGATTTGACCTACCTTAGAACCAATAACACCATCCCTGATGGATGGTTTGTATATATCGGTAAATATAGAGGAATGGATAATTTCCAATACTTGCATACAAGATTAACTATTCTCAGCCCGGAATTAGAGAAAAAATCTACAATAGCAGAAATCGCAAAAATGGCGAATTCACAACGAACGGTTATAGTGCTTGGTGGGTTAGTTCTGTGTGCAATCAATTGCCCGTTAGCATCTGTAGCAAATTTCAACAAATATATGTACGATAAATATTTTGAAATTATTTGGCCACCAACCAAGGGAATAATAAATTGGCCATCCAGAATACCTCTGGACGACAACCAACTAATGAGAGACATCGAAGGTCAAGATCTTCGTCCAATATAATGCCTGTATTTTGATAGTGTATCAACCAGTCATTGGACATAGAACGTAGTATTAATAAGGTAAATCTGCCTTTGAAACGTACTCCGGTAATCCGACGGCTTTAATGATGGTGAAATGTTAGCATCAGAACTAAAATAACCATCATGCTTGTTACCGTTTTTTCACAAACTAAACCAAGAGCAAAATATGATCTATAAAAGTCCATTAAAGGTTGATGAGCCAGGAGCTCAGCTTCCAGACTTTACAAAATACAGAATAGGTAATGCTATTTATTACCATGTAAGTCCAATTACTGGTAGCTCCAATCCTAAGCGATACGTAGGTAAAATTATTGAAATTCATGAAGATCAAGACCCTAAGTTCGTAACCTTCACTCTTACACCTCTTGATCCAAAGTATCTAAATCCGGAATTTTATGAAATAGTAATTGAGGATATACGCCTTACAAAAGACGTATTAGATGCACTAAAAATCCCATCTTCACAACTAGATTTAATTCCTGAAGATCTCAGACCAAATCATTTACACACATTTCAAAACATCTGTGAATTTGAAACTGGTCAACTGATACCTTTAGATGGACTTACTACTTGGTCAGAGTATCCAGGAGTCGACCTCCATCATATTTCAAATAAAGATAATTGATTAAGACAAAAGTGGAAGTTGGAGTCAGTTCTATCTTCCACTTTTTTACTAATTCTCCGAGATTTAAATCGAAATTCATACGTTTTCGTCCTTTCTACTGCTGCTTAACCACCGCAACTTAGCTATCGTAAAATAATGCGATAGCTAAATGGCCGACTTCACAAATAATCCTATTCAGGAAAAGCTATATACCGAGCTTGCTGCGCGGATAGAAAAACAGCTTAAACAAGCTGTACAGGAAGCAAATCTGAACGATACCGGTGATCTGGTGAATTCGATCAGGGCAGGATCAGTCAAAATCGGTGATAAGACAATTTCAACCAGTGTGGTTTTCAGTGCCCTTCTCAGATTAAAGGATATGAAAAACCTTTCCTACTCGACCATCCCGCCCCTTGCACCATTAATCGACTGGGTAGAACGGATCGGCCTTAGCAATTTCGTCTACGTCCCTGGCTACTCCAAGGGTGTAAAGAAGCTGACTGAAAGTGAACAGATATTCCGGATTGCATCCGGTATCCAGTATCATCTCAAAGCAAGCCCGAACGTAAAACGCGGCTACCGTGGAATATACAATGATGAGCTTTTCAAAAAAATAATCCCTGAATTCATCGAAGCATTACGCGCTTCTTCGGAGGTATGGGCGAAAATGAGCATTGAAGAAGCCATGGGTTTTGAAGTGAGTATCCCCACTCCTTCCGAAGAAATTAACGCTGGCCGGATTCAGGCCGCGTGGAATGCACGTGATACTAAAATCGCCAGAGAATACGATACAAAATAACCCTCAAAAATGAACGGAGATGTAATTGAAGTTGACGTCCGAAGTAACTCCAAGCAGTTGCAGGATGATCTTACAAAAGCAAAAGATAGGGCAAAAGAACTCAGGAAGGAGCTTGCCGATATCGAAAAAACCAGTGGAAAAGGCTCGGACGAATGGAAAAAATATAAGGCTGAATTAAAAGAAACGCAGGAGCAAGCGGCCAAACTTACCAAGGAACTTAGAAATATGGATGTCACCAAAATGACATTCTCCCAGCTCAAAACATACGTAAACGACCTTAACAAAGAACTAAAAAATATGGTGCCGGGATCGGCACAGGCAACTGCCCAGCTAAAAAAAATAGGCGAAGCAGAAGCGCAGTTCAAGAAAGTATCTGATCAGGCAAAAAAAATAAAGGATGAAGCCGCCGACCTTGGACAACCTGGTTTATGGGGGAAAATCACTTCCGGCGTAAAGTCTATTGGAACTGCCTTTCAGGCCATCATCGCTTTGCAGATCATCCAGTGGATGGTTGATATCGGTAAGGCAGTTTTTACAACAACCGCCACTTTTGAGAAGTATGAAAAAGTACTTACAACGGCTTTGGGTGGTCAGAAGGAAGCGAAAGCGGCGATGGAGGCCATCAAGAAAATGGCAAAAGAAACCTCGTTCGGTGTCGACGAGCTGACCGAAGGTTATGTCAAAATGGTAAACCGTGGTCTTCGACCTTCACAGTCTGAAATGACAAAAATGGCTGATTTAGCGGCTTCACAAGGCAAAACTTTCGATATGTTAATCGAAGGGATTTTGGACGCCCAGACAGGAGAATTTGAACGTTTAAAGGAGTTCGGTGTAAAAGCCAGAAAAGAGGGTGACAATGTTTCATTAACCTTTAACAAGCAGACTCAAACCGTAAAAAACAACGAAGAAGCCATTTATCAGGCCATTATCGCGATGGGCGCCATGACCGGTGTTGCTGGTCAGAATGCCATCATGATGGAAACCTTGGGTGGCAAAGCAAGCAACTTCGGTGATGTAATGGACTCGTTAAAAACAGCGATAGGCGATCGCCTTTCTCCAATCTTCAAATTCTTTCTCGACCTGTTGGCAGACGGAATTGAATGGCTGGTAAAGGTGATAAATGCTTCTGATCCGTTAATACAGGTCTTTGAAGACATTTTTAGCGGTGTCGGACAGCTGGCATCTTCTTTCATCAATATTTTCTCTAACGTCTTTCCGAAGTTCAATGCGTCCGGTCTTACCCTGGCAACGGTTATGCAGGGCATTGCGGTTGTATTTCGAGCTGTATTGACTCCAATTCAAATTTTCATAGGTGGATTGACAATGGTTTACGATGCTATCTCAGGCGTCGTTCAAGGGGGAAAAGCTTTGGTTCAATTTCTTGCCGGTGATTTTTCAGGCGCGGCCAAAACCTTTGAGAATTCCAAAACCAATTTTTCCAATATCTCAAAGCATGCTACCGAAAGCTACGAAAAGATAAAATCGGGCTGGACAGATGCATTCGTTACCCAGCCGAAAAAGGATTCGGTCGAAGCTGCGTTTGCGGCAGGAACCTCTGAGACTAAAAAACAGGATTCGATCAGTGAAGCACAGAAAAAAGCAGCTGCCAAGCAGGCAGAACAAAAACAAAAAGCCGAAGGTAAAATCAATGAAATGATCGCCCAGCTTGATGCGGAACATAATCAGCTGACTGCTGATAACGCCATCAAAACGGAGGAATTTAAAATTGAAGAAAAACGCCGTAAGCGTTTGAAAGAAATCACTGATTCGATCGCTGATGAGAAAACGAAGGAAGCTGCAAGAATAGCAGTAAACCGAAATGCCGATGCCGAAATTATTGCTCTAAGAGAAAAGGACAATAAAAAAGCATTGGAACTGCTCAGTCAGATGGAATCTGAGCATTCGGTTAAAACTGCCAAGACAGCTCTGGAAGCAGAAGAAGCTAAAATTGCTGAAATCCAAAGGAAACGTCTGGCGGATATAGAGGTTTCAAAAGCTGATGAAACAGTAAAAACCCAGCTCATTGAAGCTATTAACCGAAATGCCGAAGCTTCACTGGATAAAGTCCGGGGAGAATACCGTCAGAAGCGGATTAAGGAACAAGAGGAAGCTGACCGGAAACTACTTGAACAGGGCAACTTCCTTCGAGATCAGGAACAAAAAGCGGAAATGACTCTTTTTGACTGGCAGATCACCCAGGCACGTGGTAACGCTGACAGGATCGCCCAGATCAAAAAGGACCGGGTAGATGCTGAACTGCGCTTCACCCAGCAAAAGCTGGAAGCTGAAATGATGGCCGAAGGGCAAAAGGCAATTTCACTCATCCAAAATGATGAACAGCTCGCCGTTGCTTTAAACCAGATCGAAGATCGTCACCATGTGGCGAGTGTTGCTGCATCTAAAAAAGCGAGTGATGATAAGCTGGCGATCGACAAGGATCTGCACGAAAAGAAAGCCGCAAATTTGAAGGCTTATTCTGACATGTTCGGTTCACTGTTAGCGGATGATGTTTCCGGTTTCTTGCAGTCAGCCCAAACAATGGTTAAAGGCCATCAGGAAGCTTGGCAGCAAAAACTCTCCGCTGACATGGCATCCTATCAACAAGGTGGTGAAATGGCTATGCAAGCCGTTGCGTTCCTGAATAATCTTGCTCAGAAAAAAGCTGAAAAGGCCATTGCCGAAGCGAACCGTGAAAGAGATGAAAAAGTCGCGATCCTCACGAATGAGCTTTCAGTAACAGAAAGCATGGTCAAAACTTCGTCAGATTATGTAACTGCGCTTAAATCTGCGGAAACAGAAAGGCTGGCCGAATTGCAACGGATTTTAACTTCTGAAACCACAACAGAGGAGCAGAAACGGGATGCTTTGAAAAAGTACTATTCTGATCAGCTTCAACAGATGAAAGCGGCAGAAGAAGCAAAAATTCAGGATCTGCAACGCCTGGCTAATCTTGCTAAAACGGAGGATGAAAGGCAAGCGATTGAAGCCAAAATCCAAATGGCGAAAAAAGAAAGTGAAGAGAAAATCAGGGTCGCTGAACAGGAACTGGAAGCGAAAAAGACTAATCTTTCTGAGTTACAGAATTTCACTACAGAGGTAACTAATGAAGCACTCGCCGAAGCAAATAAAGCTTCGGAAAAACAGATCACTATCGCCAGCGACGAAGCAGAGCAAAAGGCAGATTTCAAAGCAGATCTGGAAGAAACGATCGCCGCTGAAAACCGTAAGGCGCGCGCTGTTGAGCAGGCCGAAAAAACCAAAGCCTTCAAGGCACAGAAAAAAGCTGATATCGCAACGGCACTTATAACGGGGGCATTGGCCGTACTGAAAGCACTCGCTAACTTTTTCCCGCTGAATATCATCCTGGCCGCTACGGCTGCGGTGGTAACCGGTGTTCAAATAGCCAAGATCAAAAACCAACCAGATCCTGTTTTCGCCCTGGGCGGAATCTCACCAAATCCAAGCTTCGCTGATGGCGGAACTTTGGGACATGTACCACAAGGTGGTAAACACGGAATCAGTTACGGAACCGGAGGAATCCAGCTTCTCGACCGCGCCACTGGCCGCGATGTCGGAGAAATGGAAGGCGGCGAAGCGATTATTTCCACCAAGCAGACTGAGGCCAATTGGCCGCTTATTCAGCAAATGTTTAAAAATGCCAGAACGCCTGGTAAAACCAACACGCCGGTGATCCCGCATCCAGCGACTCCCATGGCCTTCCGTGACGGCGGAAAGTTCGAAAGCCCATACTTCGAAAGAGGGATGTATCTGTTTGGTTCCAAAAAACGTAAAGCCGAGCAAGCGGCCAAAGATGCCGAAGCCGAAGCGGCCAGAGCACAGGCGGAAGCCGACGCGGCCATGGCGGACATGCCAAGCTTTGACAGCGGTGCGTATGGCGGCATCGACAGCAGTGATCCATCCGCCAGCGGAGATACGGCCGGCGCAGCTGCGCAGCATGAGGAAGCCAGAAAAATGGGTAAAGATCAGCTTCAAGCTATTCTGGATATTTTACAGGAAACCAAAGCTAACGGTGATGCACTTGGACGTGTAGTTTCAATCGTCGGTGATCTGAAAGGTTCTGTCAACGGAGTTGAAGGCGCGGTTAACAGTGTCCGTGATGCAGTATACAATACAAACACCCAGGGCAAGTTTGATCAGTTAATTGGTGCTATCAGCAGCATGAGTGCATAAATAGCGATTTTAACGATTTTTTAATAATGGTCTTTTTTCGGTATATTGTCAACATTAATTTACTCCACGTAAACATGGTAAAAACTATTGTGGTAACACTCCCACCGCATGTAAAAAAATTCTTTCAAACTGAGTACGATGGTTATCAAAGAAAAAACGGAATGGATGAACTCCACGTTGATAAACACTCTGAACTTGGCAAATTAATTCATCTTATTTCCCGACCGATTCTGCACACCCAAAAGGTGGCAAACAAGAAAAGCCCGGGCGCATTATCGATCCGTTATTACTCTCACGTGCAAAGTATGGAGGTGCCGGTTGACAAACTTGGTATGCTTGCTTTGTACATGGAAGAAATTTTCAGACGGACGATGGTTGCCGAAGTTCGGGGTGGTCAGGAGCTAGTCGGCGGCGACTATGGCCCGCTGGTGACAATGTCTTTGCAACGCCGGGGAATCGAGCGTGACGTGGATGTGGATTACCAGACCTGCCGGAAAATTTACCGCGATCACGTGAGTAAAATAAAGCGGCGGTCGAGCAAACTTTTTGAAAAAAGTTATGCGTAAAAAGTAACGGAAATGCGCAAAAAGTAACGAAAATGCGTAATCCGTAACGAAGATGCGTAAAAAGTCCACCTGTTTTTATGATAAAAACCGTCTATACTATCAGTACAGGCGGTTTTTCATTTCAATTCATTGTCAAAAACCGTGTTTTTTCGTCCTTTCAAACGGGCTATTTTAAGCGGAAATTTCGGGCATGTTAGGTGCCCTCGAAAAAATTGGCGAACCGTGCCAGTCTCCCTTCAATGCCGGATTTCTCACGCATCTGTACGCGATACAGACGCAGAATCTTGTTTATGTCCATTCCCCTGGTGCTGATTCCGTTTCGCAGCCATTAAGCGCGATCGGAATTCAGCCGGGTTCAATCATCACAGAATTTCTGATCCGCACAAAAACCGCGACGTTTTCTGAAACCATGGCCGAAAGTGCCGATGGCATCGCCTTTCAGACCTCGCTCGCTTTTCCGATGAAAGGAACGGCTGTGGAGCTAACGAACTGGATTCACAAAAACCGCAGACGCCGTTACATCCTTTTGATGCGTGATACGCTTGGAAACTGCTACATGATGGGAAGCTATGACAACGGCGCACGTGTAAGCTGGAACCGTCAGGTCACTTCGCAAAGCCTGCATCAGCTTGCCTTCAATCTTGTCAATTGGCACCCGATACAGTTTTTACCCTCCATTGACCTGGAAAAGATATTCCCACACCGGGAATTTGATTACAGCTTTGATTTATCCTTCTCATAACATTTCTAATTTACTCAAACTTCATGGCCTGGAATTACGACGACGAAGAAATCTACGGAATAATTGACGCAAATCTCAAAGATTCACCTCCCAACCCACCAGCGGTAAATACCGCTCCAACTGTCCGAGCACTTTTGAAATCCTACTGGTCTGCAATACGTGGACAGGTTTCCGGTGCGCTAGGTTCTACTGATTTATTATTAGAAGATGTGCAAACAAAAATTGACACTGCGTTTGCAAAAAGCGAATTGATTTATGAACAGTTTTCATTAGCAAGTGGAATTGGTACTTATAATGCGACAACGGGAATTGCTACGATAACAGAAACTGGTGCAACTTTCACGCCATCTGTTGTTGCAAATCAAGTGAATGGTAGGTATTTCGACATTGTTGTTGCCGGAACAAAGTCAGTTACCGGAACACCCGTTGCTATGGAAATCGGCGGTGTTCTAATCAGTCGGGGTACTAAATGGGATTACATTCCGAAGGGTACACTTCTTATTGATCCTAGAAAAAGTCCAAATTTAATTCTATCAGCTAACAGCACGCCGGAAAACTGGCTACTTGTTGGATCATCCACAGATACACAGCCTTTAATTGTAGTTCAAACACAGCCCGCTGTAATCACACTTCAAAAGGGTGTAAAGGGTCTCGGCTTTATGTATAAGGCGGTTATGCAGCCAAATTCAAGAGTGAATTATTTTTCTAACAAAATAAGTCTGGACGCTCTTCCAGTTGGGGAAAAAGTTCATCTAGGGTATTTTAGATACCTTTCAGCAGGAACGGTTTTGAGTGCAAGTACTGTGCATAAACTGTGGCCTTTACCTGAGAATATTGACGCAAATATTACAATGGAAACCATTGATTTGGGTGGTGGTCTTCAATATGTGCGCTCTGTTAGTCCAATAACGGTTCCGTCTTATACATCACGGTGCGAAATTAGAATCTATTTCTATGCGGCACCTGGAAGCGTTGTTGATGGTGAAATGTGGTTTGGCTCCCCGTCCCTGATTAAAACGTCAATCGCACTGGCTCCTTTGATGTACGTTGGTGGAGAAGATTTATCAAGCGTGCCAAGCCCAATGACAAGTCAAAATCTTGTTTCGTTTGCTAATTTTAGCCCAGATCAATGGATTTTAAATACAAGTGCGTCCAGTATTGGAGATAAACCCATACTATACAGGCAATCCGGGACAGTATCTTTAATTTCTTCGGTTAAAAAATTTAAACAATTCTCATTTGCGGTAAAGGTTGCGGGCATTCAATTAAATTCCAGAGTTAATTTTGTTTCTCAGATAATTAAAACAAATGAAACGATCGCGCCAGGCACAATGGTTTCATTTGGATTTTTCCTGAACGTAGATACAGGCGTTGATATATCACAAGTGGTTTGCCAAATTGTGGATGCAACAAATTTATCTGTGGGACTTATAGCCATCACAACAGAGTTCGTTAATTTAGGTAACGGTCTGCGTTATTATCGAAGTACTATTCCTGTTTCAATGCCTTCGTATGCAAGTAATCAAGCGGCGGTAGTTGCTTACATTTATACGGGTGCTGCATCTGTTACGGGTGATATTTACTTGGCATCTCCATCGCTGGTAAAGAGCCCTCAAAAATTACAGCCTCAAAATTACTTGGGAATGGAAGATGCCCAGTCGGATACGAGTGGGTTGCAATCCCAAATAACGGCCAATGCTTCTGATATTACCCAGGCAAATAGTAATTTATCATTAGCAAATACAAGACTAAGAAATAATTCTATTTCAGACGCTGGATTTTTAACTCAGTCAATCGGCGCTCAGTCTCTTACCTTTCCCTGGGGGTTAGGAGGGCTTGGCTCAAACTATCAAGCTCCTTTTGTTTTTGAGTTAACGCCTGATGGGCCAGCCGGCACAAGGTGTTTAAAGCAAACGCACTCAAAAAGATCGTCCGATGGTTTGCTTTCGATTTGTACAATCCATCAAACTGTGACCATCCCAGAGGATTGCAAAGGTATGTCTAAGTTCTCTTATGGATTTTGGGCGAAAAGAGATTCGCTTATGGTTAAGCCGGTTTCTTTTACCCTTACATTTTATCCAAACATAGGAGATACCACAGGATCTACAACGTCCAGCCCGGCACTTCCAGCTATGGGAGTAGCTTTGAATACATGGGTGTACTTGAAATTTGAAAATATAAGCGTTCCGGCTGGTACTTCGCGCATAAATATAAGGTCTGCTTTTATAGCAGATGCAGCATCTGCTGTCGACGTAACTTGCAACCTCTGGATGCAAACATTTGAAGTTGCATTTAATTCGTCTGTGGCGAATGCAACCAATCAGAATTTTAAAATTGCACCCATTGATTACTTCAATCTTAGAGGTTTGAAATTTTGCATTTATGGAAATTCCATTGTTGCAGCTAACGTCACTACCACAAATACCCTTCTTAATGAAGCTCGTGCAATCAGTGATAGATTTCTGATGACTGTCTATGTGCGAGGAGTTGGAGGTACACGTGTTGTTGATAATAATTCAATTGCTTGGTTCGATGGTACAGGTCTATATTTGGCACGACCAGACAATGGCGGAACTCAACCGGTGGGATCATTCGAATGGAAGTCGTCTATGAGTAGCTTAGAACGTATAAACAACACTATCCCAGCTGATACAGATATTATCCTTATACGGGGTTTAACAAATGATTATCTAAATTATCCTCTTGGAACGATTGATAGCCCGCACGACAATAATACGATCTACGGTGCATATCAACTGATGTTAGATAGAATGTACGCACGTATTCCAAATGCTATTTTTATTCTTGCAACTCCGACACATCGAAATGGAGAAGATACTGACGTAGGCGTAGGGGCAATGGCTGGGCTTAAATTTGAGCAGGTTCGTGATGCGGTCAGAGTGATAGCAAAAAAGTACAAATATCATTTGTGCGACATGTCGGAATCTGGGATCAATCAGCTAAATCATGCAACTTATTTATCTGACGGAATTCACCCTAATAGTGCAGGATACGCAAGAACGGGCGCAGTAATATTCAAGACGTTAAAAACACTGATCCAGTCTTGATACTTACCTTAAACATTACCCTGTTATTCGTCCTTTAACCACTCCAAATTAAGCTTCTACTTCGTATCCTCTTAATACCCAAACGAACCCGGTACGAACTTTGAACGCGGAAACCTTCTCTGGATTATGGTACATGAATAAACCCTTCGCCCGCCGAATGGAAGGAATTATCCTTCCCCGGTTGGCGCAAGGTTTTGACCCAATCCCCTCCCACTTTAAACACGAAGCCGCAATTTCTCCACTCGATAAGGATGGTGATTACAGCCGGACACGAATTTACTTAAATGACTACCTGAAACGTGGTGATGGCGATGTTGCTGTGATCCCGATGGAAGGCACGATGTCCCGAAACGGATTCTGCGGCATGGGTAACGAATTCATGATCGATGTGCTGGCAGAAGCAGCTGCTGAAAAAGCAGTCAAAGCCGTCGTGCTGAAAGGGAACACACCTGGTGGCACCGTTGATTCCATCGAGATTTTTGCAGACGCTATCAAATCATTTCCAAAGCCGATAGTAGGCTATGTCGCTGGAAGCGTTGCCAGTGCCGGCGTATTTGCCATGAGCCAAACGGACGTGACGGTAATGGAAAAATCCAGTGCTGCCGCTTATGGAAGTATTGGCGTACTGATGGTGCATATCGATCAAAGCCAGGCTCTGGAAAAAGCAGGGCTTGTTGTTAGGATCTTCCGCGCTGGTGAATCGATCGACAAAGCTACTGTAAACGGCATTGAGCCGCTTACCGCGGAACTGGAAGCAGAAATCCAGATGGATCTTGACGAAGCGATGACACTTTTTAAAGGTTACGTCAAACGTGGCCGCGCCGGAAAGCTTACTTCCGACGATGTCTTCACAGGTAAAATGTACAACTATAAAGACGCCATCAATTACGGTCTGGTGGACCGTACCGGTGGTCTTGGCGATGCAATCCGGATCGCCCGAGCGATGTAATTAAAGATTTAATATAAATCCAAATGAGCAAAACAATGAACCTATCCTCTATTATCGCAGCCATTTTCCCTGGCTCCGATAAAGTAATTTCTGAAAACTTGACTGCCGATCAGCATGCAACTTTCGCCGCAGAAGTTAGTGCGCTGAATGGGCAGCTTGAAGCGGCTATACAGGCGAACGAAACGATTTCCGCTGATCTTGTCACCAGAACAACTGAGCTGGCAACGGCAACAGCATCCATTACAACTTTGGAAGCAAACCTTGCCACAGCAAACGCGTCAGTTTTGTCGGTAACGGCCGAGCGCGATAAATACAAAGCGCATCACGACAAAGTTTCTTCCAAGGGTGACAAAAATCCGGAAGAAGACGAAAACAGCAGACACAAGAATATGCAAGCTGGCTACAACCAGAATGCTGTTGATGTCTGGAATAAAGCCAACAGATCTTAATCCTAAAATTTTAACCTTATTTCCCTTCTACAATTATGAAGATTTTCAATTTTGAAGCGTTCGATGCAGATTTGATGCGTACCATCGATGGTAACGGTCAGATCATTTTGGACTCTGTCGTTTACGGTGCCCAGTCCCTGGGTAACGATTTCCAGGTTCTGGTGACCCGCGATAAAGCGGCTCTTGTTCAGCTTGATGTTAAAGATGCATGGAAGCCTGCTTCTGACGGATTTGACCCTAAACAGGCACTTGATGTAAGAAGCCGGTTTGCAACGTTCAAAGAAGCTGATATCGATATGGAGATCACGCTTTCTCAAATCAAAGAAGTTTATCAGTCTTACATTGGGTGGGTTAAAGCTCCTGGTCGTACGCTGATCGAAGTGAGTGACACTCCTTTCGAAATGTTCTTTTTAAACCACATCCTTAGTACGCACTTTGAAATGCTTCGTTTGAACACGGCATGGAATGGTGTTTACAATGCCGCTGGATCCGGAGCTGGTTCATTGGTTGATGGTTTCCTTACCATGTTCACAGCTGGCCGCGGCGTTAATGGCGATATCAAAGCAGAACATGTTTTTGATGGCGCGGTAATCACTGCGCTAAATGCTTACGATCAATTCAATGGTGTAGCGGATCTGGTTAAATCGGTTCGTCCTAAAATGCTTTTGAAGGATCTGGATGTAAAATGTAGCCTACAGGCTTACGATAACTACCGCAAAAACCGCCGTACGTTGTTCAAGGAGCATGTAGGACCTGCGGACAGACCAACGGTTCTGGATGACTATTCGAACATGAAGTTCAAGGTTGATCCAGGCTTGGCTGGTAAAGATACGATCGTGATCACTCCTCCTAAAAACCTTCTTTTTGTGGCTAATGCTGATCCGGGACAATACCGCCTTTCTATCGTGAAGGATGTGAAATCTTATAAGATCAGTATCCGCGTTTCGCTTGGCTTTGACTACGCTACGCCTGACGAATTGTTTTTGAACGATAATATCTAAGTCAAACCCTCCCTCTATCTATAAAATAGCTCTCCTGCATTTGCGGGAGGGCTTCTTTCAAAATCTCAAAAACCTTTTTCTATATAATGAAAAACCAATTTAAACTCGCGACTGCGGCTACCTCGATCGGAGCGGCTGCGGCTGTAACCCACTTCACCGGGAACGCTATGGCTGGTCTTCTTTCCGCAGCAGCGACCCAATATGCAATCCAGCAATTGACTGGAATTTCCTTGCATGATCTACAAGATGCAATGCTTTGTTCGCCACTGATCGGCATTAAAAGAGGTTGTCAAAAACAGACAATTGGTGGTTCAAAGAGACTGTATATTGTTCTTACCGAAGATTTAGAGACGGAATTCCTTACCTATGAATTAGCGAAAACTGTTGGTGAGTTCTCCGGTGCAATTCCACTGCTTGCTGGTAAAAAATTCATTGAGATCGAGGCGTGGTACGACACTACCAAGTTCGACACAGAGATGAAGATCGGCGCGGGCTTTAGCCAAGGAGTTGAGTTTAAGATCTTGGGCTACAACAAGGACATCGTCAGATTTACCTCATTGTTATGTGATACACCTGTCAATTTGATTGTACAAGGCAATGATGATCAGCTGTATTACATCGGTCAAAAATATATTCCAATCATGCTTGAAATGAAAGGAGTTATGCCTGAGAAAGGTACTGCGCGCAAAGACGCGACCTTCACTGGTAAACAAGATGGTATGCAGGTGCCGGTATTCCCATTAAGCTCAACAGCTACTTTCGCAGTAGAGCCATTGAGCGGAGCGGAAGTTCCTGAAGGCGGCGTGTAATGATCTTGGAGGCTTCATCCGGAGCCTACATTTATTTTTTATCTATTTTTCTTTATCACAATGAATACAACAGAAACAACAGAAGCACCAAAGACTTACGAACTGGCTCCGAAAGCCGAAGGTCATGAGTTTGTTAACGGCAACACCAAACATCTAAGCAAAATGAATCAGAAAGATTTAGAAGTGCTTTTCAAAAATGGTGATGCCCGTGTAAGAGAAAAAAAAGTGACCGTGGCAGCTTCGACTCCTGAGCCTAAAAAGATCGTTGCAAAAGCTATTGCTCCGGAAGCTAAACCCGCAGTTGTAGCAGCTCCCAAAGCATAAGCAGCCGCCATTCATTCATTTTCAATTTTCATAACAATGAATATAAAACAGTTAAAAGCGGATTATCAGCTGGCTGAGCTCCGCTTAAACTCAGACAAATCTGAGAAAAACCAAACGATCTTTAAACAGGCAAAAAAGGAGTACGAAAGTGCTTTGAAGTCTGCTACTAGGGGATTGTTGATATCTGAGCCTGTCATAACGGACAATGACATAGCCAGAGGGAAAAAATTGGTAGATGCTTTGAAAACAGCGAAACCAGCAACTTTGCCAAAACCAGCGGCTTTGCCAAAAAACGAAAACCCGAAAATTGAACCGGTTTCTGGGGAAAATCAAAAACCTGACACTTCGGCCGATACCCAGCAGAATGGCGATGCGTCCGGGCAAAATGAGCAGTTGCCGGCAAATACCGAGACTTCTGGCGATGCGGGATCTGAACCTGAAAAAAAAACGGAAGTGAATCCGTAAGCGAAGAATCCAAAGCACATCAAAAAGAGCAGCTTCTTGCGCATGCCAACAGGCTGCACATGGAAGCTGCTCTTTTATCTAATACCCTGCACGAGTACCGTGATGACGATGTGGAAGGTGTCAGGCCGGTAATTGCCAAAATAGATTCCATCCGTCAGCAATGGAGGGAGGTAATGAAGACAATCCAATATTTTGATAAGACCGGCACTTTGCCGGAACCCAAAACCGAGCAATCTATTTTCACGCCCCTGGCTACAAAGGCCGGCGTCGCAGAATTACAGCTCGAACTGAACCGGATAAATGTTAATATTTCCAAGCACACCAGAAAGCTGGAACTGACACCTGATCACCGGAAAGCGGAACAATGGCTTGAAGACCTGGCTAAACTTGAAGCCCTCAAACTTGAACTCAGACAAAACATTACGACCCTGAACTATGCGTCAACATAACAAATACCTCGAAAAAGTATATGAGGAAATGGACATTTACCGCCAACATGTTTTTGATGGCAAAGAACTCACCATCAAACAGCAGGAGACCTATGGCAAACTGGAAATTATGCGTGGATGGCTTCTGGCAGGTCTTTCGGATGTAGATTCGATCAAACTGGCCAAAACGGATGAGCGTGTCCAGCTTCAAGATCGAAGAGCCAGGGAATTGCTGGCTATGACTTACGAACTGTTCGCTGAGCTGCGCCAGCTTCGAAACCGCGACGGCATCAAGTATATGTACTCCGAGCTTTTCAGGAAAGTGGCCGAAAAAGTAATTCAGGACTACGAAACACTCAGGGACTCCGGAGCTGATCCGAAAGCCGCCGCCGCGTTGATCCGGGAATATCGTGGAATTATAAAGGAAGCTGCTGTCATCGACGGAGCTTACGATACCAGCAAAATCCCTGATGATGCTAAGAAAAAACCAACCAAAATCGTGATCAAACGAAAAACGGTAATCAATAACGGAATTGTGGAAAAAGACGAATTAACAGAACAGGCAAACTATGAAATCGGGAATTGAATTAATTCAGGAAATTGAGGTCAATGACAAGCAAGCCGATTTCATCGAAGGCATTTTCTATGGTCTGACTGCCGAAGGAACCAAAACAGCAACCATGATCGGTGGTATAGGTTCTGGGAAATCTTTTGCAATGGCGCTTTTAATGTTGGTCAGCAAAGAAGAACTTCCAAAGGCAAAAGGTCAATTTGCCTGCGCAACAAAAACCCAATTTCAAAGGGCGATTTTCCCGGGTATTAAATCTGTATGGGCTGAAAACTTTGGGATCAGAGAATACAATTTCAAAACCGGACAAGGTGATTATGCGCTTTGGCGTAAACCGCCAGACGATTGGGAAAAGCCTTGGCAGGAACCTGACAACTGGGAAAATTGCATCACTTTTCCCAACGGTTGGGTTATTGAGGTCTGCGGATACAAAATGCTTTCTGATCTGCATCGAGGAAGAAATGACGATTTCGCATTTATGGATGAAGCTTTGATCTTTAAACGTGAATGGCTGAAAATTCTGGAAGGTCGTATCCGTGCCAACAAAGGTAAATTCGATTCACCGATGCACTGGCTTGTTTCCATTTTCTCTTCACCACCCTACGGCTCCGGAGGGGATTGGATGTTTGATACGGAAGAGCTTATGCGCGAAGAACCGGATCGCTATCTGTTTATGCAGATTACCACCAAAGACAACCTTATGTTTTTGCCGGGCAATTATGTAGCCAACTTAAAAAAGAAGCTCACCAAATTAGAGTACGGCGTGGAAGTGGATGGTAAACGGCTGAGCAAGATGCCCAAATCATTCTATTCAGCATTGGATGACAGGCACACCGAGATCGATGAAGAAACCTTCTATGATCCCAACCACCCACTGGTCACGGTGGTCGACTTCAACGCCCATTTCACCAGCTGCGGCAACTGGCAGAACTTTGGTAAGGGCAATCATTGTGTGAAAGGAATCTTTGTTCATGAACCAGAGCCAGATATGGACATGAGCCAAACCCTTGCCCATGAGGTAGTGGAAAGGTTTATAAACCATCGTAACAAAACAATCTACATCACCGGTGACCGCAATGGTCTAAATGCCAGTGCCAGTAGTAAGAAGAACCCTGATGGTACATGGATCACCTTGTTCGATGAGTATGCTCAGGTCTTCATTGATGCAGGATGGACAGTGATACTGTGCCCGCTTACCTATAACCCATTGAAGGATGAGATACATGCACTGATGCAGAGCATCCTGTCTGAGACAAGGGAGGATGGAGTATATGCCCGCTTCCATCCTACCGAGGCGAAGAGCGTCACAGTTAGTATGCAGCGTGCACCCATCACCGCTGACTATAAGAAGGACAAGAGGAGCGAGAACAAGAAGGGTGAAGACCAAGAGTATGCGACCCACCTAAGTGATACGACCGACTACTACTTCGCCTGGCTGCTGCAAGGTGGACTGATGAACGGAGGAGACACCAGCTTCGATATTGAGTTCCATTGAAAGACCCCCGTCCCCCCCCTACCCCATATCGAAAAATGCCCCGCCCCCCTCAAGGTCTGCCCTCGAGGGGGGCTTTCATATATTCGGAAAATTTTTTTTTGGAAATTTCCAAAATGTCAAAGGGCGGGCTTGATCTGCCGACTTTTCACCTAAAAAAACAGATTTAAATTTTTTGTGATTGATTTTCAGCCGGTTGGCTCTGGATGTTGCAAGGAAAAGGTGCAACTTTTTATAAAGATACAAAATTCTATTGATATACAGCCATTTAGTCCTTTCTGATGCGTCCAAATCGCACTCTTTTTGTCAAAAAACAATTAGAGACATGAAGACAATCAAAAAAACTTGGGATGAGATTACCAATGCATTTTGGAAAACACTTGTAAAACTGCTGGACGCAGTTGAAAGAATTAACTGGGACGTCGTGGGCGGGAGCCTTATTATTTCCGTGCTGATTTTTTTTGCCGCTGACGTCATAGCGGGAAAAACAGTTCGAACTAATGGGGTCGTGGTCGACAAAGTTTACACACCTGAACGAGACTACATGTCACTCGAGACAAGAACCGATGGCAACGGAAAAGTTTATCAAGAACTCGTTCACCATCATGATCCGCCACAGTGGAAATTTATCGTACAGGACAATTCAGCAGATATTGTAAATGTCTGGTGCTCCCGTTCAAATTATAATAGAACGCCGATCGGAACCCAGATTCCAATTCTGATAAGGTATGGTAAATGGACTCATTGGGTATTTCTACGGTATACACTTGAATACCACTAGACCAGAATTCTTTCGTATGAAAAAGAAAGCAATAAAGCTCTATATTTACGCTTCTGAAAAATTAAGAAGTATGACAAATTGGAATGAAATATTAGAACATGCATCGAGCCAGGGTTATAGATCCAATATTGTGAAACCACTGTTCGGGATGTCAATAGTTCTATTTCTAGCGTCGGCACTTTTCCTCTTTCTTGGGTCAAATCTATTGGCCTATGTTTCTTTTGGAATGGCAGGATTAACATTTATAACCTTCCTGATTAGTTATTTCTACTGTTTATTTAAAAATCCGGATCTCCTTCGTTCTGAAAAATATAACTTAGAAAAAACTGCTATTGAAAAAGTAAGCTTGTCCGGTGATAGTTTAACAAAAGGAAAACTTCTGCCACCGAATATGGATTATGTCAAGGTCGAATCAACGATACAGACTAGAAATGAAATTAAGAATTTAGAAGAATGAAAACGTATTTGATAATTTTAAGTGATATTCCAACAAATGACTCTGATGCGAAATTTGGTAGTTTTATTGAAAAATATAAACTGGAATATTGGAGATATACAGCATTGAACTGGATAATTTTAACGCCCGATGATATTATTTCGACAGTAATCCTATCTGAAATTGTGGAAGCTTATGGACCAATTTTCTCATGTGTTTTGGACATCAAGATTAACGATGCATTTGGGATTCTTCCTACAACTATGTCGCAGTTAGAGAGTTCGAATCCATTTAACTGGTTTGAAATTGTGCAAGGTCCGAAATTTATTCCGAGGTGGCTTCGAGAGCCTATTGCAGAGAGTAAATGATTTTATCTATCAAAAAACTTTTGAATTAATAACATTCGCAATTACCCAATGCTTCATCTTATTGGCTAGGTAGGTCTTTTGTCTGGATTCTTCCGGAGACTCCAAATAACGTTTATGTTCAACAATAAACGCGCGGTCAATGATAAGAAATTCTTTATCTGCATTATCAGCCATGTATTGATCTCTTTCTTCCAAAGAATCAAAGCGTTTAATTTCGGCGATAAATGATGGCTCCTGAGTGTGTACTATATAAGCAGCTCCTGGCGAAGCTGCTTCATTCTTTGCAATTAAAAACTTAGGTACATTCTTCTTCATCGATCCTCGATCTGGCGTATAAAATAAAGCTGACTTTATCGCGAGGATCGATTGGAGATTGAATAATATAAAGCTCTCTGAAACCATTATATTCTACCAAATAATGCGGTATGAACAATGACTCCCTGATGTAAGCAGGTACATTTCTTTTCTTCCAACGCTCACCTTTGGTAGCGATAGAGGCAAAGTGCTTACTCCCAAGCTCCTTGCCGGATTTGATAGCATTTTCTTCCATGATTTTCTGTCGTTTTTTAGTTGCTGAGCCTGCAACGTTTCAAATATAAGTCATTTTTTTGACGCTTTTGCGTCCTTTTTTTGACGCTCGGATTTCCCTCCTTTTGCTGGCTAACCAATTAATTAGCCATGAAAACTGAAATTCATTTAAAAACTCCAATCGGATATTACGGAGGAAAACAGAAAATGTTACCTCATATTCTGCCGAAAATCCCTGAGCACAAATCCTACATAGAGCCATTTTTCGGAGGTGGAGCCGTCTTCTTCGGAAAGAAGCCCAGCAAATTCGAAGTTGTAAACGACATAAACCATCGTTTAATAACCTTCTACAAAGTCTTAAAATATGATTTTGATGAAATTCAGAACCTCATTGACGAGACTTTTCACTCGCGAGCGCAACATAAGGAATCCGATTTGCTTTACATTTCACAAATGGATTTGGTATCTAACCCGGTCGGCTGCGCCTGGGCAGTGTGGACACAAACAAATATGGGCTTCTCAAAGATGATGGGCAAAGGTTTCGGCTACGATCGCAAAGGCTCAGCTGCTCTCAGCAATTTTAATCGAAAGAACAATTTTACTATTCAACTTAAGGATCGTTTTAAACGAGTAACAATTGAAAGCTACGACGTACTAAAGGTTATTAAAGCATACGACAGCCCTGACGCTTTTTTTTATCTCGATCCGCCTTACGTAAGCTCTGATCAGGGACACTACGCTGGCTACACACTAGATAATTTCAGGCAGTTACTTGATGCCTGTGTAAATATGAAAGGTAAATTTTTACTCAGCAGTTATCCGGAGCAGATCCTTTTAGAATACAGGGAAAAATATGTCTGGAAGTGCGAGGATCACCAGAAGAAGTTAGCCGTTGATGGTAGAAGAAAGGGAGCCAGGACAAAAACAGAATGCTTAACCTGGAATTACTCATAA